TGATTAATATATGGGGTATACGAGCAGAATTGAACTGCTACTTCTAGTTCCACAGACCAGCGTTCTAACCATTAAACCACGTATACCATATCTGAAATCTCGTCTAAATCTCGTCTAAATCTCGTCTAAATTTTCGTCTAAATAATTCAACAATTCAGCTTCTTCTTCATCTTCATATAGCTCTTTAATTCTATTCAGAATTTTTTTCAGCTTTTTATTTTCTTCTTCTAATTCTCTAATCTCTCTTTGTAGGTCTATAATTATTTCTCATACAGATTTTTCTAATTCTTTTTCTAAATCTTTCATCTCCATAGGTAAATAATATAAAAGTCTGATTAGTCTTTGTATAAGAAGGCACTATACATACTGTTTATTGGCTCAATTTTCTTTCATTGCTGTAATAATTGTGACATTTTTTTATACATTGCTACATCTCTACTTGTTATAGCATAGCCATCTATTTCATACCATCATTGATTTTCTATTTCGCACCTACTATAACATTTTCAATGCTCTAATAAATCATATAGAAATAGTGGTTGCTTATATTCCCTAAGTTTAATGTCAGATTTTTCTTTTTTCATTTTCTAAGGGTAAATAATATAAAAGTCTGATTAGTCTAAAGTGTTACAATTCTTCAATCTCAAAGTATGAATACATCAAATACATTATCTACGATTATATGTTTTACTTCTTTGTCCCATCTCCTAATATCTGGAATTGCTATATTTCATATCTCATTTAATTCATATTCAAACTCAAATCATAATTCAGATTTCTTTTCTTTCCATCGCAACCATTTCTTGTAGTATGGTTTCCAATATTCTCAACCAGTGACTTTATGGCTTTTGAATTTTTTTAATCTTCGTTTCATACCTTAATGTTTTGAAGTAAAAAGTCTTTAAGCTCACTCTCATCTTTCAAGGAACTTTCTATTAGTCGGTATTGATAATTTCTCATATATCGCCATTCTGTTAGGTCTTCTCTATTATATCTCCAATAATTTATTGCATTTTCTTCTGGGGTGTCGTTTGCATTTATCATTCCATTCTCACACACGAATTGCCATAGTCAGCTTTCTTTACTTACTAATTCTCTATTATTGAATTGGTGTTTCCATTCTTCATATTCAACTTTATCTCAATAGTCATCAATATAACTATCTCTATATAAATATGTTATAGCTCAATATCAGTAACGAGTTTTCATTCAGTCATAATCAAATTTGATTGCATTATCTCCAAAAGGTTTCCACCCCTTCTCTATCAAGCTATTCAATAGCTGTTCTAAATCTGCTTTTTCTTTTCTCTTTTCCATAGGTTATTAAATTAAGTAAATAAATCTGATTACTTCAAATAACTAATTAAATCTTTAATAGGTTTGTCTTGAATAGAAAGTAGCATTAGTAATCTATGATAAAATACATATCACACATATACATCGTATTCATCTGTCCAATAATATTCAGCTTCTTTTTTTACTTTTTCTTCATTTATTTTCTCATTCTCTACAAGCCATTCTATAAATCAGAATTTCTTACTGCATATATAACTATCACTCCAAGCTATTTCTGTTTCTCAATCACAATCTACTCAATAGAAAGTTCAATCATAATCATCATAACTCTTAAATACTATTCAGCTTCTTGGTGTTTCATACTCATTTAATAACTCTATAAGTTTTTCCATTAGTCTATGGTAATAATATAAAGGTCTGATTGACTAAATCTCAAATTGTATAAATAACAAGTGAATATAACCATAATAATCATAAATACAATCAGTATTATGTCTTCTTTTTTCATTAGGTATTAATAAACATATAAATCTGATTAGCCACAATACCAAAAATACAGTCAGTGCATTTTATAGTCGTTTATCTGTTTACATATTCTTTCTAATTCTGAATTTTTTAATTTCTTATAGTTTATTCCTTTTTTCATCGCTCTGTAATAATTAATAATATAAATCTGATTATTCTCTTACAACTTTCTTATCTTCTTCTATTCGTTCTTCTACTGACTTTCAGCATATTTGAATCTTTTTCAGTCATTTGTTTTCTGCTTCCATTTTAGAATCGTGCATTCTCAATGTTTTGTTCGCATTCTTCCATTGTTCTATTTCTTTTTCTAACTTCCTTTTTTCTCTTACTAAATCTCAAACAGCTGATTCTAATTTCTCATCATCTTCTTTTAGCTTCTTGTTTTCTTCTTCCAAATCTTGATTCTTGATTCTCAAAGCAACTACTTCATAATCAGAAGCGTTTGGCTTTCATTCTTCAAGATTCTGTATTTTCTTGAATAATCTTTCTACTCACTTTGAAAGCTTGTCGTTCTCTTTCTTCAATCTCAAATTATCATTCAGATTCACACAGTCTTGTTCTCGTAATAGTTCGTATCTTTGCTTCAATGATATGTATTCTCTTTCAAGGTTTCTGAACTGCTCATCAGTTATGAAACACTTGTTTCTTAATTCATTGTTTTCTGATACAAGTTCTTGCTTGAAAGCTTTGAAGACTTTATCGACTTCTGTTCTACATTTCGAACATCGTAAAGCTGGTCATCAATTAAATCTTTCTGGAATAATTTTGTTGCAGATTCTACATTGATTCATCTGTCTTTTGATAAGATATAAATAGTTCATATTCAGCTTTTAGCTGGTCTATCTTTTTATTCAGTTCTCTTATAGAACTTACATCTTCTTCATATAAGATTTGTTGCTCAATTTCTTCTATTATTCTTTCATATTCTTTCTTGATTACATCTCATTCTTCCTTTGAATATCTGATTCTGATTTCTGTATAGTCTTTGTTCTTTTTCTTGATTACTGGAAGCTTGAAAGGTCTGGCATATACTGGTGTTTTCTTCTTCGGAAGCTTCGTATAATGAATTCAGAAATCTACTTTTATTGCTTCTTCTTTACTTCGTCATTGATATAGTCTTTGATAGAATCTATCTTTCTTTGCTTTCGGTCATTCTTGCTGATAATATCGTTCAAGCTCTTTGGGGAACTTTACAGATGAAATCTTTCACTTCTTATATCTTTTTTCTTTCGGTGTTTTCTTCAAAGCTTCTAATGGCGACATTCAAGCTCTAATATTCTTGTAATAAGTTGTTCTACTGCATTTTTCTCATATGTATTTCTCATATAATTCAGCGATTTGTGATTTTTTCATTTTTGTTTAGATTAGAATATAAAAGCTTATCTTCTAATACTAAATTCGCTTGCTTTGATTGGTCAATATATCGTTGAAAGACAAGCAACCATATTCTTTTCTCGGCTTCAATCAGATGTTGCATATCTTTTTCAATTATCGTTTGGCTCTATACAACTTCAAGCATTTGATAGACATCAAAGTGTTTGCTTGTTTCATAAATATCTATTGTTCAATGTCTTTCAGATATCTTCAAGTCAAGATTCCATTAAAGCATAAGTTGGTCTATCTCATCTATCATTACTTCCTACACTTCATATATTCTTTCATCAAGCTCATCTATTTCATCAGCTCGTTTCTGCGACTGTAATACATAATACTACTCATTCTTTGATTCAGTAATGATTCTCGACTTGTCGAACAGTTGAAGCGTCTAATCAATAAGCTTCTGCAAGTTCTTTGAAAGCTTGGTGGCTTCAATTGTTTGTTTGAACTACTGGCATTTCTTGATGTGTTCAATCTTCTGAAATCTTTCAAGGGTATCGGTCAGCATTTCTGCTTTCTTTTGCTCGTTCAACTCGTTCGATTTCATAATCACATCTTCAAATTATTCAGATTAAATACATAAATCACATCTCATCTTGGCTTCAATTTTTGATATTTCTCAATTCTTGTGCTATTTCTTCTTCACAGAATTTATTATTGCTTGTGATAGCAAATGGAAATTCATTCTCCATTGTTCAAGCTGTTTCTGTTTCTGATTCTACTTTCTGAATATTTGTTTTTCATCGGCATAGTGGAATCAGCATTAGAACATAAGCAATTATCATTCAGATAACTACTAATACTCAATTATCTTTATAAGTTTTGTAGCTGTTTAGTTTTTGTGTCATACTAATCGATTAAGGAATAAAAAGCTTCTCGTTCTGGTCTTAATTGATTCGTGATTCTATGTGCTTCAAGCATTGTCATTTTCAATCTGCGTTGAAGAATCATCATCATTTCAATTCTTGCAATCTTCCAATTAGAAGAATTACTAATGGCAAACAATTTGCTCTTTTCTATCGATTGTCATTGATAGATTATTTTGTTTTCATTCTCGGTCATTTTGTTTTTCTTAAACAGTAAAGTCTTTTTTGAATGCAAGCTTGATTACATTGATATATTCAATAATTGTGCTTGCTTTGTTTATCAACATTTCATATGTTGCTTTTGCTTGTATCAATGCGAGTTCTTTCTCAAAGAATTCTTTATCACAGATTGCTTTTGCTGTTGTATCTGTGAATAATTTCTTTCAATCTTTGTCTTTCTGTTCTTTTAGTTCGACAAGTTTCAATCAATAATCTCTATCAAATACAAGCTTGTCTTCCAAGTATGCTGACTTTAATTCGATTACTTTATCTTGAATGATATCTTGTAATGATAGGAAGTCATACATATCTTGTTCGTTAAGCTTCAATCACTTTACTTTGAAGCTTTCGTATTGGTCTAATATCTCTTGTATGCTCATTATTTTCACTTACGAAATAAAGGTCTTGGTAAGAAGATTTGTAGCTCAAATCAATCTTGAATGAATTGCTTTGCATTTCATTGAGTAAGAATCTCTTGAACAGTCGTTTCGAGAATTGTTCAATCTTCTTCTTTCACTACGACTGGCATATCTGGGCTTAATTGTTTCAATAAGTTGTAATTGAATCAGTAAGCATTTAATTTTCTGAATATATGCTTGTTGTATCTTCTGATGAACAATTCTCATTTTGGGCTGACTGCTCATAGTTTTCTTGTTTGTTGCTTATCTTTTAAGTAAAGATAAATGCTTTGGTCTTTTTGATATAACATATTTCCTAATTTGTCTTTTGTTTCTTTTAGAATCATTTGTTTTTGAGAATTAAGATGTAAAATTAGTTCTTCTCTTGATTATTCTCTTGATAAGCGTTGTAAGTTCACATCGCTTCATCAAAGATTCTTTGAGCTAATGCGACTGTTTTCTGAAAGTCATCTTCTCACTTGTAAGCCATTTCGAAAGCCAAGCGATAACTCATTCCAACCATTGCTCAAACATTGTTTGATTCATTGAACTTCTTCTTTGGCTTTTGATTATCTTCGGTGATTTGCTTCCATTTTCATTCTCAATTTTCTTCGTAAGAGATTGTTTCTCATACTTTGAAACTATTTGGCTTCTTCTTATTGAGCTTGATAGTTTCTCAATTCTCTAACTTTAATTTATGTCAATACATCTTTCAGTATTGTCATTCTCGTTCTTCTACTGAAACGATTTCTTTGATTGTTGTAGTTTTCATTAGTCTTTCTTATTATTTAATCTAAAACGTGGGTAAGTTTTTCTAAACCGTCTAACGGTTTCTTTTCTTTTCTCGATATCATCTCCAAAGAATTCGAGATATTCATCATAGTTCTTAAATCAGATTCTACGTAGGAATATCTTGAATAATGGCTGACATTCGTATTCACTAACTCATTCTATGGGCATTTTATCACTCATACTTTGCTAAAAGATTTTGAACTATCTCTACATTGATTCTCATTCAAGCTTCGATTCTTTTATCAATATCTGCTTTCAATCTATCTCTAATGAACTTATCTTCTATTGAATAAACTATCTGCTCGACTGGTGATAATACTTTTTCTTCAACATTCTTGATGTTTCAGATTGCGATAAGTTGATTTCATAAATCGATGAATCTATCTGCTGATTTTCGTAATGCTTTGACTGTTTCTTTTGGTGTAGGTGTAATAACTACTTTTCAATCATAGCATTCAATGTAAGTTAGTTTCTCATAAACTTTAATTTGATTCATTTTCTATAACGTTGGTAAAACGGTATTTTCTGCTGTGTGCTTCTGTATGTCGTTCTTGCATTGTTGCATTAGAACGGCGAGATTCCTATAAATCGATTCAACTGATGTGATTTTCGAAGAATGGTATTTGTTCTGCGATATCACTTTCAGAATGATTTCTAACGTTTCAATTCGTGTGAATTTTCATTCTTGAATCGATTCAAGCTTATTCAGTTTATCAATAAGCAGTTTTGCATATCTGCGTGAATTCTTTACTGTTCAATCTAATAATCATCAATTGTATGTCTTAATTAGATTCAAACACTTATTGATTTCTGAATCTCAATATTCAGAAACTTTTGTTTCTGTATCATTCGTTAGAATGATATTTGTATTATTATTCTTATTCTTATATTCTTTATCTTCTTCTTCTACTTGCTTGTTTTCTGCTTGTTTTGTGTTTGTTTTTTGCTTGTTTTTTGCTTGTTCTTTTGTTGTTTTTTCGTTGTTGTTCTGCTTGTTTTCTGGTCTTCATCATCAACGTGATTTCTTTCATCAGATAGCTCACGCTTCGCTTCTTTTCTTTTGATTGTCCATTCTAATTCTCAAAGAATCAAACAGAATTTTTTCTTGTTCATTAAGTCATTTTGGCTCAATGTCTTCGAACATAAATTCAACGAAAGCAATCAACAGATTTGAAGAATTGAACGCTTTGAAGAATTTGTATTGGTCATCAAACAGCGTTATCGATTTTCTAATTTCTGTCATCTTGCTTGAAGAAATAATGGAAATAAAACTTTCGAACTTTCTTTCATCAGATACATCAGACAAGAAATGGAACTACATACACATATAGTCCAGCTGGTGTAAGTAAGCACACAATCATACTTACAACTATTGTGATGATTCCTTTTCTTGTCATCTGTTTTTCTGAATAAATAAAAAGACTCGAACATTTGCTTTGTTTGTTCGAATCTTACACACAATCAATTCAGACAAACAAAGGCGTTGTGATGTCGTTCAGTTTCACAACACCTTGATTTGTCGGAATTAAAAGTTGATGTTGTTTATTCTTGAACGACGGCTGTTAAGTTTGTCGTCGTATCGTGGTTGACATAAGCTACTCGTAATTGGTAGAACTTTATTGATACGAAGTGTTTCTTGAAAAATGTCGGTTATTTTTTGCAAAATCTGACTTTCTCATCAACACTTTCAAACTTAACTGTATTAAATATAATGATTTATTTTTTTTTGTCAAATTTTTTGCAAGATTTTTTATGGAAAATATACACTTTTTTGAAAGTGCAATTTCTAATTGGTGTTTCATAAGGTATTCAATAACATAAAAAACACTATCTTTTGACTTTTTTGATTTTAGGTATCTATTTACAGTTGGAATTTTACACACAAATCGAATCGTATTGATTCAATAGTCGTGAATCGTTCATATGATAGTAATGAAGCGTAATCTTTGGGTCTTTATGACGCATTAGTTGGGTTGTTGCTTGTTGTGATAGTCAGCTATATACACATCTCATTGCAAATGAATGTCTTTCTTGATGAAGACTTAAATTTTTTCATTCTGGAAGCATTCAATCTTTCTGCATTCTTTTTACTATTCTTCTGAATTTTCATCATAGCAAATCATTAGTCATTATCTTTCATTTCTCTTTTTGTCCTAAACATATGAATATATATTCAATATCAAGTGTTTTATATTTCTCATTAAGTAGCTTCTCGTAATCAAGAACTTTCTTTTGTAGCTTTTCTGAATAGAAAACTGATTCATATCTGTTTCACTTTACAAGAACACGGCATTGACGATTCTGATTATGAAAGTCTGCAAATCTTAATCTGACTATTTCGCTTCTTCTTAATCAAGTTTCTCGTGGTATTTCTATCATCAATTCATTTCTGATTCTGATTTCTTCTGATTTTGCATATTTCTTTATAGCTTGATGTAATAATTCAAAGTCTTCATTGCTCATTGGCTCACGTCTTGCTTCATCTTGTTTGAACATCGGAATCTGTTCTCGATTGAATTTCAATCTCATTCATACAATACAGCAATACTTAAAGAAACATCTGATTGAACATACTGAATTGTATTCTGCATTCCTTGTTGGGAATTTTCAAATTTTATGTCATTTTGCTTTGATAGGTGTTGTCTTATAATATATCAAGTAATTTATAATATCTGAAAGCTCTATTTCTTCGATAATAATTGGTCTATTAGTTGCAACTAATCGCTTAAAGAAACATCTCACCATACAAAATCTATATTCTCGTGAATTATGATTTTTTACTTCCTTTTCATAATCACATCGGTCTTGTAATGTCTGTCTGAATTCGTGCATATTTGAAAAACATAAGCATATAAAAAGCTGTGTGTATTTCATAAGCTTATGTCAACATACTATACTATATATATTTTCTTTGAAATGTAAAGATAATTCTAATTTTATAGTTTACTTCCAATTTGATAACTGTATATATTAATCAACTTTATATCTTAATGTCGTTCGCTATGCAATGTCCATTCTGTAATGAAGAAATCAAAGACGGTGCTAAAAAATGCAAGCATTGTTGAGAATTCCTTGATTGAAGTAAAAAGGAATCAGCAAAAGAAGAAAAGGTCGTTTATGTAGAACAAACTAAAAAGAAAAAGATGTGATGTATTGGCTGGGCTGTATCTATCTTCATAATTCTTCTAATTATTTGATACATCTGAAACAATTCAGCAGAAAAACGTGTAAACTGATGATGAAGTTCTGCTGATAAGACTCCAATCGTTCACTACATTTGATGAGATGATATTCGATGAAGTGTAGAAAATTGAATCTGAATATATCCGTGAGAAATACAAGAAGAAACAACTCTAAAAAGCAATAATATGTTCGAATGAAATCTTGTTGCTTGAAGTATGTCTAAATATCTTATTGTTTCATTCCAGGTGCAGAATGAACAAGGTGCAGAAGCAACGCTTCGAACAAATATGTTTCCTAAAATCTATGATTCTCAATGAAGAAGCTATTCTCAAATAGATTGTTGAATGTCTTGCAGTTTCTACGTAAAGAATCGACCAGCAATGCTCACTTCTAAACCTTGAATTCCTTTACTTGTTCAGCTTGTATATGAAGTTCCAAGAGATTCTGAATGATATTACTTCAAATACAACATCAAATGACAAGAACATATAGTCTATATGCGTGAAGCACCAGTTGAAGAAACTCCAACAGAAGAAACTACATCTGAATAATAACAAAAAGCACCAGAACGGTGCTTTTTTCATACGAAGTAATCTATTTCATATTGAATAGATATCTGATTGCAAGAATTTTTTTACTAACGAAACAAACTGGCTTTTCTTATTCAAAATTATAATCTTTTCTATTCTTCATCGCTAATTCTGAATAAATTTTCTGATTCTCGCTATTTGCGAATTTGTATAAGTAGCTCAATGCGTCAGTAATAGCTATCGCTCATTTCTTTTCTTTGTCTGATTCCATTGCTCTTGCATTCTTAAAGTCTTGTCTTATCTGCTTTGCTAATTCTGAAAACTTTTCTTGATATTCTGGTGAAACTGATTCATAAGCACAAGATAAAGCTCAAAGAACATAGTTTATTGCTTTTCTTTCTGCTATTGCTTTCTTTTCTTCTTCAACACTTTTTTTCATTCGTGATTGTGGAAGAATAATATATCACCAAGCATACATTCCTTTATTCATATACTTACTTCTATCTCTTATTAGATATTGATTAGTAAGTCAATCATAATTGTCATAAACTCAACAATCTGCTGTTGGCTCACTTGCTCATCAAGTTGGTCTTGTTGTTTTCGTGCTTTGTCGATTCAAGCGATGTCATCATCAAGCTGGGTAAGAATCTTTATAGACTAATCATTTTCTTCTATCTTCTCCAAAGTTCAAAGCCATAGTGAATCATACAAGATGTCATTTCTTCAATGCTTCTTGTGGCTTTTCTGTATTCCAATATCTTCTTGTATAGAATACTCTTTCAGTCTTGAATCTTTCTGCTCATATCTCATTCCAAAACTTACATACTGAATTGATTGCTGTTGGCGTATCTCGTCAGCTTCCTATTCTATATCAGAATTGCTCACAATAGTGAACTACTTCTATTCATAGATTATTTGATTCTTTCTTTGTAAGCTCAATTCAGAATAATCTGATTATCTGATTCAATGCTCATATAATCGTGCAAGCTGATGATGTTTCAGTATTTGCTCATTGATTTGAATGTGGTCGAACATTATGCGTGATTTCTTTAATATCAAAATCTACTTCTTCTCAAAACGCATATTCATCTCAATAATCTCGTGCAAAGTCTTTTTTCATAATAGATTAGATAAGATATAAACTAATATTCAATAAACTTCATTTGAATATCACTACTTCAATCATCTTTGATATTTACTTCAACAATTCGTCATCAGATAGTAGTTCAAAGATTCAATCTCTTTGCTAATAGATTCTGCTTCAAGAATGCTCACGGTAAGAATGTATGAATATTCCTATAAGCCATATATAAAGCGTCGTGTCGATGTCAGCTCGCAAATACATCTGGCTGATTTCTTGTATCTATGTTCTCTATTAGTTTCTGTGGCTTATAGCTTTTTGCATAGCTCATATTTCAAGCTCAATGATGAGAATTTATATCAACTCAATTAAGCTTGATTCTTGCGTCATAGAATCACATATCAATTATATCATCACGAAGATTCGCAATGTTCTTGATTATGTTCGCTCAATTCTCTTTCAAAAAGCTTTCATCGTGATTTCATCATATTACATAAGTCTTCACATCTCAATAATAAGGGTAATCATTCACAGCTGTTTTCAATTGCTCGTCGTATCATACATTTTCAAGCTCATAAACTTGTCATTTGAATACGTTTCAAGTTCAATCTACTAAATCTCAACAATGTATGAAAGCTTCTACTCATTCGCTTCAAGCTTTCTTATAGAAGTCTTGAAGTTCTTTCTTTGCTGATTGCTTATTTCCAAGATGTGTATCACTTACAAGAGCGAACTTCAGATGTCATTTATCGCTTATCACTTTCTCTATGCTCTTTGATGTATGTGTTTGAAGATGATTCAATATATCTTTCAGTTCTTCTGGTGAATATGTCTTCACAAGCTCTTGTTTCTGTTTATCTTCCTTGCTCATTTGTAATGCTTCTGCGATTCTGCTTCTGTATTTTCAGACTGTATGTCTATCGATTCACAGCTCTAATCAGATTTCTTTATCTGTTTTCTCTTGTGGGTAAGAGTTGATTTTATCAATCACATCTTTTTCAAGTTTCATTGGCGATATTTTAGAAGATAAAAGCTATAATATACAATCATCTTTATATCGTTCGTATGGGTCTTTGATGTCTTTACTTTGTAAAACTTCAAGCAACCGTTCTTTTACATCTTCACGCAAAGCTTTTGAACTGATATTTACAGTTGTAATAAGCTGTTCTGCTATCATCTGATTTTGGAATAATGTATGAATCGCTCTATGATTCACATCTCTAATAATCTCTATGTTCTTTGATATATTTGCTCATCATCTGGAAGTTGGCAACAAGTGATGTTTACTCATTGGAATCTCTTTGTTTCACTTGTGCATTAGATTTCTTCTTATAAGATAAAATCTTAATTCTCAACTTCTTCTCTTGTATATATTTGATTATGCTATCAATCAGATTGTCTAACATACTGCACCAAAAAATAAAAATCGTATTATTCAAGCCAGCAATATTAGTAAGGGTCGATTTCTCAACATCTTCTTGCAATCATTAGTCAAGATAAAGCTTGGTCTTTGAAATAATACGTTTTTGCAAATTTTCTGTATTTAGTTCGATATCTTCAATTTCGATACAAAATCTTTTCATCATCAATTCGTTTAATGATGAATCACAAATCAGTTTGTATGATGTTGTAATCTATCATTGAATATTATTTTTCTGATAAATCTTCATCTTCTGTATCTATTTTTTCATTCTCTTTCTTAATCAGATTTCTCAATAACTTTACTATGCTGTTCAATAACATCTTGAAAGCGTCTGCTTCTGGAAGTTCTTCCTTATAGTTTATTGAATAGATATGTCATATTACGCTGTAAAGTTCAGAAAAGATTATCATTCAGACTATTACTTTTGTCAAAGCTTCCATTCAAGGCATTCAAGTCCATTTCAATCATCAAGCAACGATGAATGGCAATAGTCGGCGAGTCATTTTCTTGATAAGTCATTCTTGGCATTTCCTACTTTCTATCTTTTCTCATCTCACTTTTGCAGATAAGATTCAGAATAAGAAATCAAGAACAAGCATAATGCTCATAATAATAAGTCATTCTCAACTAATTGAGAAATAATCAAGAATTCAAGCAACAGATATTCAACCGAATATTCCTATTGCGATTCATTCTGCTTCATTCATTATTTTTCATATATGAATAAATATAGTATATGTATTATAAGCATAATAGTCTTATAAAAGAAATAATTCCTTAAATGTTGCTTTTATAACTATAATTCAAATCTGAAATGTTGCACAATATTTATTATGTAAAACAACTATTCAAGAAGCTATTAGTTGAAGTAGATGAGCTTGAACTATAAGCGTACCTTATCAAACTCTTACGAGCTGGCAGAATACTGTCTATACAAACAGCAATTCTTTTGATGTAAGTATGCAGATTTCAGCAACCATAACTTGATACGCTAATATCTGAACAAATCAGTCAATAAATTTTTCTAATTGAACAAGTATATCCTGAACTATTTGCAGTTTATGAACAACATCAGAAACATACACAAAAGACTTAACATTCACAATTCCAGCTTGAACAAGTGTTTGATTATATTCATACAATCAGTACACAAATACTACAAGAACGCATTATCTGACATCAGCAAGCCGAAGCTGAATCGTGAGCTATGCAAGAAAGACAACAATAGATATATTCTGATATGCTGTTGGTTGAACTATTCGAAGCATTGGAGAACAATGAAAAATCAATATATTTGGAGTAAAAGATTGAACAATGTTCACAGATAATGTTCTTCCTGATTATATGAATGCTATTGGAAATTTTTTTAATAATACGCCATATATAAGTGGTTCGATTAGACAATGGGTTTCTACAACGACTTCATACACAATATCACTTAACAAATCAACACAGTTGATTAAGTGATATGTTCAACGATATAATTGAACTACGTATTATGCGAGTTGTTTTTTTCTGCTTTGACGTTGACAATCTTCAAACTCATATTGTTGTATATCTAATTCAAATTCGCAACCTATAATGCTTAATTTTGCTTCTAATAATATACTTACTATTTCTAACAGCTATAACACGAATAATCGAAATATATCTATTCAATGGCGAGAATACTAAAAGTCTGAACTCATAAAGAGAACAGACTTATTTATCATATTAGGAAGTAGAAGCTGTCATTGAAGTAATACTACTTCACATTGGTCATAATAAGCACCACCTAAGTTCAGCATAATAGGTTGTGTTTCAATGTCAAGTATCATAAACTTGAATTGTATCTCAAACTTTTAATCGGTTTGACATAACAAAAGTTTCTCATTGTCTTACAGTTGCTCAACTCCAAAATGCCTTATCTCAAAGGGTAAGAGTGAATCAGCTATGTGATTGTCAAGAATAATATCAAATGCTTGCAATAAGCATATATTGTCATTCTACATCTGCTGTTGTTCTATAATATATTGCTGACGAATTGACAACAGCATTTGTCATAAGATATTTCGTTCTCGTATCATAAATAGGAACTGTTGTATAGAATTCTCAATTATTTATTCACCGAAATGCAAACTTTCACATTTCTCATATATTGAAGATTTGTCAATTTACTGCATATCAAGAAACTTCTGATTTTATGTTGTTTTTTTTATCAATTCAATCAAAATGAAATTCATATTTCGTTATAACGTATGCACGAGATGTTGATGTGCTGTTGTAAAATCAAATTCTTAAAGAACTTCACGCTGGAAGACTAAATAAATTAGAAGCATTTCAAGTATATGTAGCGTCTGTTGTTGTTGCATAGCCGTAATTTATTCAATTCGACGTTCACGTTCAAGAACTATCATAAACTCGAAGACCAACGTATATAGCCGAATTTACATTTGCACGACAAGTGATACTCAATGATGAATATGGAACTTTAATCGGTTGATTAGTTGGGTTTGTCAATGCCATTGCAACGGTCGAAGTTGAATTTCACGAAATACCACTTGAAATATTTCAAGTTCGTTCTAAATTTGAAGCCAAAAAACTGACTTTACATAATAAATATTGTGCAAATCAATCACTTGAACAATATGGCATTAGATAGCTTGGCGTTTTTGTGCTTCCATTTACTGATACACATCTGAAAGCTTCTGAATATTGTGTAGAATCACAAGCTATTTGATAATAGTTTGAAGCGTTTACAGTATTATTGTCTTGATATACTACAACATCAAGAAGCTGTCATTCAGTTCATCAGATTTCATTATCTAATGTGAAAGTGATTTCAGCATAGCTTGAACTTATGCTCGTATATGCAACTTGACTTGAAGCAAGTAATGTAGTTCAAGTCCAAGCTTTTTCAGTAGATGATACATCATAAGATGTTCATTCATATACATCACAATGTAAAGCTGTTGTTGGGCTTCAAGTCATCTTTACTTTCAATTTTACTGTATTACTTGCTACTCAACTTCCGATTCTTTGTATGTGAACTTGTGTGTTTGTAGCAACATCTCATATATTATAATCAACTGTTGAATTATCAAGACTTGGCGTTTCTTGTTTGAATAGTTTATCTGTTGCAACATATTTTTCTCATACAAGACATTCTTCTTCAAGGTGGTCTGAACTTCATCAAGAATTTTTCAAAATTTCTATATCTTCTTGTGCTTGTGCTAAATCATATTGAACTGAAACTTTTGTCCATTTTGTAGAATCAAATTCTTCGGCTGTTGAAACATCTGTTGAACATACATATCTATCTCATTTATACATTACAATATCTCATATTGTATATGTTTGAGAAGAACTATATTCATCTGCTATTGCTGTATCATTTGCTGATGTTTCTAATCTATCTTGAATGTCTTTTACTTGTTCAGATGTTCGATATAATGAAACTCTATCTCACGAATAGAAAGCGTGTGCTGTATTATCTTGGCTTCTATTTGAAGCTGTATCATCTTGAACACAAGTTCAAGCTCATCTTACGACAGTATAAGAATTCTGATTTCAAGCTGTTGCTTTTACGATTTCTCTTAATATTACATTTCATTCAGAATCAAGATGTTCTAATGTAAGCAAAAATGGGAATTTACTTGGGAATAGATTCTGGTCGCCGTCAGTAATCAACATTGTTGTTGCACTTGCTGAAATATCAGCTATCAATAACGAACTGGCATTATTCGTGTTTTGATATTTTGTGAAAGCCATATTGTCTGTATAAGAAATAAATCTATATTGTTGGTATTATAATCACCAATTACGAATACGATAAATAAATCTGAATATTCTCAATTATTCACTTATTACGCTTCGCAATGTTTCATTTTCTTCAAGTGTAAGTGTAATTCTATCTGGTCTGTAATTTATTTTTTCTATCAGTAGATTATGAACTGGATATGTAGTATTCACTACTGTGATTGTATCTCACGGAATAATTGACTCAATATCATATTCTGAATTGATAACTATTGTTGAAGCATTCTTTGGGGTTGAATATTGTGAAATATAGTTGTTTCAATATTCATCTTGTGTTGCTTCATTCTCTAAACTTGTCTGTTGCTGGTATTTTTCTTTGATTCAATATGTATTTTGTGATGTTGTATCATTGTAAGTCTTTATTGTTCAGTCTTTTCTTGATACATAGAATCTATTCACCATTGATTCTATATTGTAATTCAATTTCATAGACTCCAAAGCTTGTTTATTCGCTACTATATGATTTGTCTGCGTTCATTTCTTTCTGAAAGAAAATACTCATTCTGAATTTACAAATCGATAGTAATTGCAAGAATCTGCGATTTTATCTATTGCTTTCGAACAAGTGATATTATTATCAAAATCAAAGCTCAAAGATGAAGAAAACGAATCAATTCTTCATACTGTAATTAGGTTTCAAGAATAATTAGAATTGAATTCTGCAATGATTCAATTCAATAATGTTGCTACGCTTCAAGAATAACTTCAAGCATATAGAATCTTTGTCAATAAACTTGCTATTCATAAGCATACAATATTGATGTATCATTTGTTTATCTCATAGATTCTTGAAATTTGTGAAACATATCACATATATATCTGTTTTCCTTGCTTGTATCTTTCTGAATACAATATAACCTTAATAATTTCTCATCAAGAGAATGTTGTATCTCAAAAATCTAATGCAAGATTCAGATTCAATTGTCATTGTCATCAGTTCGTATTTTCAGAAAAAGATATGTCATTCATAATCAGATTAGGGTTTATCGTTGATTGATAGACTCCATTTTTATTGAATACTTTGATGTCATATCTATTCATTACAAGAACAAGTTTTTGTATATAAATATCATATCGTAATTTGCTAATGCTCAACTATTCAAGCTTGTTTCTATGTGATTCAATCAAGGCTCAATTGCTGGGAATGGTCAATTATATGGAACTATAACTCCATTGATTTTTACGAGTTTTGTTTCTCAATCTATTGTAATCAAATCTCACGGTAAAATTGACTGATTTATTGTGAAGATATATCAGTTCATATCGATAGAGAAACTATTCAAATCGTATTCAGCTTGCACGATTAGATAAATTGTTGGGTAAGCTACAACTTTTCACGTGTAATTTATTTCAGTCGCATAAGCACCACTAATTCAAGAAAATGTATTTGTAATTGATGTAAGTGTGAATGATAATGGGTTTACGCATTCAAATCTTAATTGAACAGTTCATATTCGATTCACATTATAAGATTGTCTTCAAAACTGCAAAGAAGTCAAAGTTGCTTCTCGTCTTCTTACTATTCCATTGATAATTATATCAAGATATCATTGAGTTTTGCTTGTTTGAAATTTTAGCTCATCTATCAAATCATTCAATCATTCTTCTGTTGGTGCTGTAAGGCTCATTGTCATAGTAATTGTCTTTGTTCTGTAATACTTACTCAAAGCATTTCATCAATCTGCTCTTGGGTAATTATATGTTTCAAAAGCCATACTTCACAAATCATCGTGATTCGAATTGATAATCTTTCTTGTTGTTCAGTTGTGAAGATTGTATCAATTGAAAATGAACATTCAGCTTTCTGCTTTTTTTAGCTTTTTCTGTCAAGCATTTCATAGCAATCAACTATTCAATAATATATCGTCCATTTTCTATCTGATTTGATGTAAAATTAAGCTATTCCAAAATCTTTCTCTAATTTGATTTGTCTTACTATCTCATTTGCAAGTGCATTGATATCTTCATCATTTCTTACACTTACTCACGAAATATTGATTTCTATTCCATTATTATTTGTAATCTGATTATTTGGAGTAATCATTCATCTTTGGCTTGGTGTGAATAATTCTGGTCAGTTTTCTCATACAAGATATGTTTCTCATCAATATACAACTCATCATCAAGCTTTCTTTCAAGACGACATTCTTTTTATAAGACTTTTTGCTTCACTTACTCACCTATCAACAAAACTACTTACTGCTGATGTCATACTATTCCAAGCGTTTCTGATTCAAGCAACAATACTTTGAATAAAGTTGTAAAGTCTTTGCAATAAGTCTACACAAGTATTATATCATTCAAGAAATCAGTTTTTGATATTAGTTCGCATATCTCCAAAGGCTTCTGTCATAGTATTATCAACCGTAATAGCGAAATCATCAAGAAACTGTCATAATCATTCTCGTGCTGATTGAAAATCTCACGAAAAGAAAGACATCATTATAGAAAGTCAATCAAAGAACATTGTAAGACTTCAAGTTATGAATTCTATTGCTCACGATAAGATTCATTTGATTCATTCTCGTAAAGCAAATCGATAAGTATTGATTTCAATAGAATGTTCTTCAAATCGTGTTCTTATTTTTTCAATTCGTGGTCAGATTCTTTCTTCTATATCTGCAACTGCTTCTTTTGTTTTGTCTTGTATTCATCACCAATTATTCTTCCAAGCTATTGCTAATGCTGTAATTCAAGCAAGAACTCGTCAAATAGGTCAGCTCAAAACTCCAATTGCTGTTGCTATTCAAGGCAATGCTAATGCAAGTCAAGATAATACAGCAACTAATCAAGCAACTGCTCAAACAGTAAGCATAATATTTGCTGTAAGTTCTGGGTTTTGTTCTATTCGTTCTGAAACTCTTTCTATAATAGGTGTAATAGCTTCTAATACTCTTTGAACTATTGGCAACAAAGCTTCACCAAGTGTATTCTTCATATTTTCTCGTTGTGCATTTACAACTTGTAATCTTTCAGCCATAGTCAATTGCAATTCTCACGTTTCAAGCAATTCTTGTTTTCCTTGCTTTACAACTGCATTTACAAGGGCTTGTTTCTTTTCTGCTTCTGTCAATTGTGAAGCTGTTTTTCAAAGTTGTTTAGCATATTCTTCTTGTGCTTCTGTTTGATTGATAACTATTCAAAGATTATCAAGAATCATTGGGCTTGCACGTCATAATCATCTTACGATGTCATCAAGTGCTTCTTCCATACTTCTTCACATTGCTTGTCATTTCACTCTTGCGATTTCCATAAGAGTCGCCATATCATCAGCTGATTTTACTACATTCAATGAAAGGGCTGTATTTGCAGAAGCCATAAGTTTTGTATCTGAAACAGTTCACTTTGAAGCTTTTCTCATAGCTTTTAGCATTTCATCTGCTGAAATTTGTGCTGTTTCTGTCAATCTTTCATAACTTCTTTGTAATGGCTCGTTCTCTAATGCTGAATCAACAAAAGTTTTTCATAATGCAACAACACTTCAAGCGATAGCTGTTGCTGTTGTTCAGATTGTTTTCAAAGTTTTTTTTGTTGTTTCAGAAAGCTTTGTGATTCATCATTTCACATTATCAACAGATTTTCAAAGCTTATTGATTTCTTCTATCGCTTTATTCTGTGCTGTAATTACAAGTCATAAGGTATAAGTTGATGAATCAGCCATTTACTATTTCTTATGTGATAAACTATTCATTTTTGCTTTCTGTTCTGCTCTTTTCCTTTCTATATATTCGAATTCTCTTTCTTTTTGTAGCATTCTGAAATGTAAGTCTAATATATATTCATCTTGTTTGTCTAATTCAGTTGGCGAACAATGATATACTTCTTTCATCAATACATAATCACGATGTTCTTTTGTAAGATTCTTTCAAGTTTTCAGCGTTTTTACGAATTGATTGATTATTTCATCATTATTAGCTGGGTATTTTGATTTTTTCTATTTCTGCAAGAATATCGTTGTAATCGTTTATTGAAAGCTGTGCGATTTGTTCTTCATTAAGATTTGTCATAGCTTTTACGATATAATCATTTGCGTCTTGAACATTTTCAAGATTCATTTCTACTCATTGAGAAATAGAGTTTGTGTTTGCTTTTACTCACTTGAAAAGAATTTTATTGAATTCTTTATCTATTCATCTTGTATATGCTGATGTGAATTGAACTTCTACATCTGCTCAATTGATTTTTACTTTCATCTTCTCTTGTATTAAATTGTAAAGAATTTCTCTTGTTTATATTAGGCGACTACACGGCACAAGAGAAGAAAGCCAGCAGTCGCCGTTGATATATGATTCTCGTTCTTTTAGCTTCATTCGATAGGCTCACGAGAATACTGGTCGATTAGTATCAAGTTGAATTTCCATTGATTAGAACGATTTCAATAGAAGCTCAATCTGTATTTGAATATTGTCCAGTAAATCACATTGTTTGCTTTACAATATCATTATTTCAATCAGATTTTGCTCGGTCGTTTAATCATACTTTCATCAAATCTACATAGATTGCTGAAAAGTCGTTTCAAGTTCCGTTTTCTGCGTAGAATCTGACTGCTTTCTTTGTGCTATTCAAAGCATAATCTCTTAATGTTGTATCATCAAATAATGCTTCAAAATCTCACTCAATTCAGAATTGCTGATTATATAATGAATCAACATCTGTGCTTCCAAAACATTGAATATCTGTAAGATTCTTATTGATAGCTACTCTAAAATTCTGCATACATACTTCATCAGCTGAATTTAGAGAAGCTTCATCATCTGCAAATCTTACTCAACACATTGAAGCTGTGAATGTTGGCTCATCTGAATATGCTGGCGTTGGCTCACTTCAAGGGGCGATTGCTTGCATTTGCTTTCATTGGAATTCTGCACTAAATTTCATATAGTCTGCAACTTCACAAGACAATTCGAATGTATTTATCATACAGAATGGTGCATAACTTCAGGCAACTGGGTCTATATCATAGATTGTTGCACTTGGGTGTGTATTGCTGTTTAATCTACTAAATAAATGAACATTGAAGTCATTTACTGCAACTCACGTCATAGTCCAAGTTCAGTTTGAAATTACTCACGCTGAAACACTTCAATCAAAACAATAATAAGTAGTATTTCCTATTACAAGAATCTTTCTCAACACTCATCAAGAAACTGTATCTCATCTTTTAGGAGTTCATCAAGTAGGTGTTCAAGTGAAAACTTTCAATTTTTCATAGCTTCCTAATGCAAGCTCTAATAAGTATCAAATTGAATCGTTTTTAACGTTTCACTCTAATGATAATCAAGAGAAATTTTTAGTAGTGAATGAATCATATACTTCATCAATTACTCCATATCAAGAATCATCTAATGCTGATTCTGTTGTTGGGTTTAATGTTCAAGCTGTTTTTGGCAACCATACAACTGGCTGAACAGCTGTTCATCTTGTTGATTCGATTCAAAGTCATATTGCTGACTTTCTTCCGATAAATGCGTCTGACATTTTTATAATTGTTTATAAAATAAATTATTCTATTCACTTGTTTTTATATTCAGTCAATGCTTTTACTTTCTTGTAAGCTTCTTCAAGGCTCTTTGCTTCTACAACTATTCACAATGCTGGGAAGCTGTATTTCCTTTCTGATTTTGCTTTTACATTTGATATTTCTTCCTTTTCTGGGCAGTTTTTACATTTTCTCGCCATTTTCATTATAATTAAGATATAAACTATTGCTCAATTGATGTGAATCTACAACTTACTTCGAACACTCTAAAAGGCTCTTGCGTGTCTGTGAATCATCGTTCATAATCAAATTCACATTTTACGGTCTTTCAATTACTATTAGTCCAAGTAATCGTTCAGATTTCTTTTAGCTTTTGTAATACCATATCAGCAACTACTCTTATATTGTCTTCTACATCTCAATAATTGCTGTATGTTCTATCAATCAGTCTTACTGTGTAATTGATTTGATTTTCATAACTACAACTATCTAATAAACTAACTGCTCAATTGCTTGGGGTAATAATAATTGCTGGAAGACTGATTCAATTTTCTATCTTTATGTCGTGATTATATACTGCTCAAACTTTCAAATCTGTATCTTTGATTTGATTCATATATTGATAGATTGTATCTCATATTTCTTTGAAGCTGTATGTAATTGACATTTATTTTAATTCCTTTGATAAATCTTCATTGATAATCTTCTGAATTTGGTCTTTATTTTCAGAATATCATCTTCGCAAATATTTCTTTGTTGTTGGCTGTAAGTTGTTCACAAATTCACGAACTTTTGCATATTTTACATCACTTCATACAACAACCATTCATCTTTGAATTCTATTGAAATCTGTTGAAATGCTTTTTCTTAATGTTCATCATCTCCTTTTCTTATTGCTTGGCGTTGGTGGGTAATTTTCACGTCTTCGAACTGGTGCGTTCTGTTTCGCTTTGTTCTGAATCAATAATGCAATGTCTGTAAGTATTGTTTGAACAGCTGACGATACAGATTTATCAAGATTCTCAACTTTATCTCGGTCGCCATTGAATGTGATGTCCATTAGTTTCAATTGCTTTCTACAATAAATGATTTGTAATACTTTCTCTTTGCTCAATCTCGATGTTCAACACTATTTACTATGTAAGAAATACTATCGCATACTACTTTATCTCCAACTTCTACTTGCTTATCTGAATACATCTTTTTTGTCTTCAAAAAAGCTTCTCAAACAATTCAGTCTTTTGTGCTTACTGGCTGAATATTACAAGCAAACAAGATTCAAGTTTCTGAATAGCTTGATACCATATTTTCATTAGTGATATATTTGTATAGATATGCTTTCTTGTTGTATAATATGCTCATTGATTTAGATTGGCAAATTAAAGTTCTTATATTTGTTTAGAAGTGTTGAAAAGCTGAAATATTGGTCATCTGGTGTCAATGTTCAGTTGCTTCAAGTCTTACTTCCGAATGTGATTGATTCATCTCATAATCTATAAGATTGAACTCATTCGTAATTATGTTCTTGTCGCATTCAGCTTGCTAACATCATTTCCATTAGTTTCAAATCATCTGGAATAGTTTGATATCAAGCTGTATATTCGATTTCAGCCATTCACCAATCATTCAAAGCTATTTTCTTACAAATTATTCTTCTGTCATAGATAACAAGATAATCTGTTCACTTTACTCGTGGCGTTGCTTCTCAATTGATTTTATCAATGCTTACAACTGGCTTATTCTTCAAATAGAATTCAAGTCATCTTGGTGAATCATATATTCATCTTGATTCAATAGTTTGTTTCTGTGTTCATAGAGAAAAACTATCTACTCAACAAAGATTGTTCAACTTCTCATTTGCTGAATTCAAGAATGATGTCAAAAGTGTATCTTGACTCGTATCTGATTCGTCCATTCATAGATAGGCTTTGAATTGTGCAAGTGTTGAATAGCTCATTATGATTGTTTCTTACTAAATTATTTCTTTTTGCTGACTTTCTTTTCAGCTTTCTTTTCTTCTTTTGCTTCTTCTTGAACTTCTTCTCGGTGGCTTCCATATGCTCTTAATAAGTATTCAGCCATTGATTTATCAAACTCGTGTTTTTCTCACTTCTTGATTTCTACTCAATCAACGAGTTCATCTTCAAGAATTGCTTTTAATATTTTCTTCTCCATTTCTTGTTTAGATATTGATATAAAGTTCTTTGGAAGAACACCATATTGCAGATGTTCTTCCATTGAATTTATGCTATAATGAAACATTTACTCCAAGTCCAACTGTCTTTCCAAGTCCAGCTTTGTTGTTTACAATAGCGAATCAGAATTCCATAGTTGCAACGATTTTGATTCCTTTTCCAAGAACACGTCCAACTTCGATTTGTAAAGGTTTTCCGAAACCATACTGAATAGCTGGCTTATAAACACAAGCGAAACTTCCTTTTGTATTATCAGAAGATGTAGCTGAAACAACTCCTGTTGAATCAGTCTTTGCTGGGAAGTTCTTTGCAACTAATACATCTATATTCCAGATTTTAGCCAAAACACCAGTTGATATTGTTGCGTTTGGTCAGAATTTGTCCATAGTAATCAATTCAGACAAAGCTAATGATTTGCTATAAACATTGCTTGGCTCAATGAATAATAAGTCATTTAATTCAGCTTGATATCTTGGGTCAAGAACATCTTTAACTGCAAGATATTGTGCAGATGTAAGAGTTCCAACAGAAATAGCTGTATTTGCGATTCCAACTTTTCTGATTCCATTATCTTGCTGTGCGTAGTAAGCAGTTGCTGAATATGTTCAGTTTACATTTCCAGTTGTTGCACTATCTCCATTGATTATTACAGCGTCAATAGTTTCACCAGCACTTCTGTTTACTCTTTCTCTAATGATAGCTTCTAATCTATCAGTAGCATAAGTAAGTTCTCTATCAGATACATCAACAGTAGTGATGAATTGTCATTGAGAAATAACTACTTTATCAGTCATTGGTCAATTATTAGCTGGTGTAAGACTTCCAGCACCAGTTGTCCATTCAGTATTTCATTGGAATAAGTTTGCTTCTCCAATTACTGGAACAACTTCTGAAATAGCCATATTGTTTCCGTGATTTCAAGGAAGTAATGGCAATAATCTTGAATAGTTTCCTAACATATCAAGTAAAGGGTCTGCTACTACATTAGTAGGAATTAATTCAGCTCAAAAGTTTGTAGCTCACGTGTTCATAACTTCGTTTGCTTTTGCTTCTTCTTCTACTTCTGGCTTTTCTACAACTTCTTCTTTTACGAAGATTTTTGCTTGTTTTCTTGCTTCTGCAATAAGGTCTTTGAAGTTCATTTGTAATTAAAATACGAAATAAAGATTATAAAGATTTGATGATTGACGCAATGTCAAAGTATCATCATTTTTTAAGTGGTCTTTTATATTGAAGTCCACTATTGACTGGTGTATTCTTTACAGCAGTCGCCATTCTATCAATAGTTTCTAATGATTCAGCGAAAAGCTTCGTCATTTGTTCAACTTTTGATTCAAGTGATTTGATTTGCTCATCTTTCATTGCAAGCTTATCATCAAATGATTTCGTAAGCTGTGCGATTTTAGACTCAAAATCGAATCATTTTTGTGATTCTACTTCCATTGATTTAGTTTCAACGATTTCTTCATCGTGTTTTTCAACGACTTCAACATCGTTTGATTCAGTTTCAGAATCATTTTCAGAACTTTCTTCAACTTCTGCTTCATCACTTATTTCAGAATTTTCATCTGCTCAATTGATTTCGTTGATTTCTTTAATTGTGTCTTCTTCCATTAAAGAATCATCAACCTTTGTTTCTACTTCTTCTACTTCTTCTGAATTTATAGTTTCTACTACTCATTCTTTCTTATCGTCTGCTTCTTCGCAAATCTCTTTTGCTTCAACTTCTTCGTTTGGGCGTTCTTCTGTTTCTTCTATTTCTTCTGACTCAATTTCTTCTGATTTTTCTTCTTCTTGAACATCTGCTCATTCTTCAACAGCTTCTTCTGTCTGCTCACTTTCTGCAACAGTCTGAACTGATGTTTCTTCTTCTTTTTCTTCGCTTTCTTCTTCTACAACTTCTTCTTCTGATTCTTCTTCGTGTTCTTCTACTTCAAGCAAATCTTCAATAGACTTACTCAATGCGTATGGGTTCATTGGAACAGAAACAACACTTATCTCGTAAAGCTCTAAATCTTTAATGATGTTTGTCATATCATATGTTCAATCTGCAAGCTCACGAACATCAGTATCATAATCTTTTACTGAATATCAGATTGAGAAAGCTCTTAATACTCCATTCTTGATTAAGTCCATTACTCAATCAGTATTCTGTGATATCTTGGCTTTGATAAATAATCAGTTGTCATCAATATTAGCTTCTTCAACAATTCCAATTGGCTTGTCCATTTTATGTTGAAGCAAAACAATTGGGTTTGTCATATATCTTTCTAATGCTGATTGAAAAGCTTTTGGCTCAACAACATCTCATCATCTGTCTTTGTCTTTTGTTGAAGCATATCAGCTTATCTCAACAGCTCAATCTTCTGTTTCTTTCACAGATTTTGTTTCTCGAAGTGATTGGAAGTATCACTTGTCTTTTACTAATTTGAACTTCTTCATTGTTCTTTTGTAAGATATAAATCTATTTTGCTCTACGGTATAGAATTGTGCAACGACAATTTGGTCATCAAGGTGGAATGGCAACTCATACACTTGGGTATGTATAGTCAACACTCACTCGTCATAATTCTTCACATTCACGATGTTCTGGTCTTACTCTTGAATCGTGGCAAGTTTCTCGTTTCTTCTCCATAGGAATTCACACATCACTCAACTGTTTAATTGGCTGATAGTTTCAATATTCATATGCTTTTCATATTTCTGTAATCGCTATGGTATTAGCACGTCATTTTCAGAACAACACTTCACTTTTCTTTTCTATTTCTTTTGCAACTTCATCAACTGTCAGATTATTATCGATTCAATTCTTCAATATTTCTATTACATCGTGCTTCGTTGTATGGCTTATACTTCATTTGTAATCTGATAGCTCTAATTCTCATCGATAATTCTCATAATTACTTATTACATCTTCATAGTATCTGAATCAATTTTCTTTCAATAACGGCTCTAATAATCTATAACTTCTCTTATATCACTTCTCGACTGACTTTTTTATCTGTGGCTTCATTGAATCAATCATATCATATATTCACATACTTCTTCGGAATCATCATAACGGCTCATTGTTCTCTATGTCAAATCGGTCTTTCTTTTCTCTATATATATGCACGTGTTCATTGTTTAGCTTGTTTCGTGTAAGTTCTATATTGTATTTGTAGTTCTCATATAAGTCTTTTAGATGTGCTTGTAAGAATTCACTTTGTTTCTTGAATGATTTTTCGATTATCGTTCTGATTTTGATTTCTCTACGTAAGAGTCTTCTGTAATCTGCTGAAACGCTCATCGATTATGCTTCATCAAGTGATAAAACTGGGTCAAGGGCAACATCTTCAAGCAATACAACGTTTCTCGATACAAGCAACTTATCTGCATTCTCATCATCTATCTTTTGGAATCATCTTTCAATTCTTGCTTCATTGATTGTCATTATTCAGCATTGAACATCTTTTCTTAATCATTCCATTCGCTCTTGTGTTTCTTCAAGCTGTTCTCAATCAGCTTTTACTCGAATCTTTTTCCGTAAGTCTGGTCTGAACATTTCAAGCAACTTATTCAATATATGCTCAAAGTCTGATTCAAGTGGTCTTAATGTTCACTCTATGAATGCTTTTCTTTGCGTTTGTCAGTTTGAATAATTCACATCTTCTACATATCACAATTCTGTTTTAGGAACTCCAAAGACTGCTGATATCTTTTCTGTTGTAAGATGTCTTTGATTGATGAATTCCATATCTCTTGGTGAAAGTGATATTGTCTTTATCTCTTTTATTCATCAAGCAATAAGTGTTTTATGCTGATTATTGCTTCACTTGTATTGTGCTTCAAATTGGTCTTTCGCATTCTGCATTTCTTCTGGTGTCATATTGTCATCAAGAACAAGCAAAGCTGACGGTATTGCTGAATTCTGATAGAATGAATAGTTTGTTTTCTGTGCTTCAAGGTCTGCAAGTGCGTCATATATACATCAGCTCAATACTCACATTCAATCTGCTTGATTATGAACAGAATCTTCTCGTTTGAAGTATGCTATTTCTCTTGGTGAATATCTTTCTTCACGTCAATCTGATGAAACTGTGAAATATTGTATTACTCCATATTCATTGACTGTCTTACTTACCATTCTTGAATCAACAACATCAAATCAGATAGCTATTCATCAATCATTATAAACTGGCAAAAAGTATAGTTCTCACGATAGCATATAATTCTTGTATAGCTCTTTCTTCCATTTAAGAAAAGTAGGTGCTTGAAATAATCAATACACTTCATCTGTAATGATATTGTTCTCTATTGTCTTTCTTTGATTATCTTGTAGGTATATTCAGTTTCTTGCAACTCAATTAGAAATTTTTTGAATAGCTTGGCGAATATCTCCATTGTATTCGTAAAGTGTATAATATGTATTCAAATCAAGTGAATAGTCGTTCTTTAATAATGAAGATAGACTTCTTAAACTATTTCAAGAAAAAGACTTTGTTTGAATTCATAAAGTCTTTGCAACTATGCTTTTGATTTTTTCTGCGAATCACATTCAGCTGTTTGTGATATAAATATCATTGTCTGCATTATAATCACAAATAGCGAATAAACATAATTATTAAGAAAAAAGCAAGTATCTAACTTGCTTTCTTTTCTTCGTTTAATTTGAAGTCTATTGTTGGAATGTTCTCTATCTTTACTTCGATGATATCAAAGCAATCTGGAAGCTCAATTTTTTCTGGAAGCTTGTATTCATATCAACACTTCTCTTTGGCTTCTGATAACATATCAACATACCAATTATAAGTCTTTACGAATTGAACAAACTTGTCTTGAAACTCATTAGCATTCTTTACACAATCACGCATTCCATTACACAACTGCATAAGATAATTGAATTGCTTGTCAATGCTCATTGTTTCTTCAAGATGTCTGTCTTCTTCGACCTTGAATGTAAATTCATCGACTTTGGTGTAAGTTCTTTCTGACATTATATTATAATAGAATATAAAACACTAATCTGATTCGAACAATCAAGGGTCAAGATTGTCTTTCTTGTTCTGTATATGCTTTCGAAATTCAAACAACGAGATTTCTGTTGTATATCTTTCTGTTTCTGATTCTTCATTCACTTTTGATAGAAACTGAATGATTTGATTCTCACATATTACAACTTCCATTGCTTCTGCTTTCTGTTGTGGTGAATATCGACTGCTTTTTCTTCTCATATCGATTAGAATGCTCAAATAAAAAAGCTCTTGTTTGTGCTTTGCATTGCTAATAGCATTGCGTCGATACGGTCATCGTGTTCTCCATTTGGGAACGATAACAATTGTTCTATCAATTTATCATTTCAATATCACGGTGCGAAATAGACTTTCTTGTCTTCAAATAATACTTGTTTCTCCATTAGTCTTGTTGTCTTGTCTTTGATAGTCTTATATTCTTGAACAGCCATTCACATTCTCTTGAATACATTCTTCAAGACTTGCTGATATGCGACTGTTTCAACTACAACTTTTTTTGCTTGATATTTTATATACATCTGATTCACTATGTTTGATGAAGCTCAAATGTCTTTCTCTTTTCAATTCAATCATATGCTTTCAAGATGATAGATTCTGTCTTGTATGAATCACGTTATATTGATTGCATATTCATCGCTTCATTCTTTTTCACTTACAGCTGGGTCAACTCATATCTGAATGTAATCGAACTTGTAATTCCTACACTCATTATCGTATTGAATCATATCTCTTGTAATGATGTGCTGTCATATCACATAAGGAACTAATAAATAGTTCTGACTAAATGATATGCTTCAAAGTCTTCTTCTTTCTGATTCAAGCGATGTGTATCTTCTATGTATATCACTTATTCATTCATTCAGCTTGTTCGCTTCTTCATCTGTTTCTACGAATCTATCTCGAACTATCTTGTTTTCTTTATCATAGATTGGTATTCTGATTATTGTTCGATTCTTATCATTTGCGATGTGTTCTCTAAATCTTGGAACTAATCAATCTTCGTATATCGTGTTTCATAAGAATATCATTTGAGTCTGATTTGTCGTTCATCATAATACTTCATTCAATAAGAACTCGAAATTCTTATCTATCTTCTTCTTGGAATCTGTGCTTGCAATTGTATCAACATCATCAAATATCAACAAGTCTGGTCTGAATTTTCAATCTGGTGCTGTATAGTTCTTTCATCTTGGTGATGTTCATAAAGACATCGCTCTAACATAACAATCGTTTTCTGTAATAAACTTATCGATTCTCTTTATTTTCTTCTGTCATTGCTTGATTGTATAATCTGGGTAATATAAGTTTCAATAATCTCTAACAAATCTTTCTCCTCAGTCTGTATCTCATATGAAGCTGTTCGCTATGTAAGTCAGATTTTCTTCTGCATTGTCTATCGTTTGGGCATATCGCATTATGTTTCTACGTTTCTTGTATGCTATACATCGGCTTACATACATCTGTGCAATAGTTGTTTTAGCACTTCATCTGAATCACTCTATGAATACATTCTTTCATTCTTCCAATGCTTGATAGATTTCCAACAAGCACGCTGGTGTATCGAATGTGTAATACTCCATAAAATAGAATTGGCAGAACTCGAAGAACTTTTGCTCATAGTATTTGTTTCTCAACAAGCTACTTTGCTTCATTATCTCTATTGCTTCATTGCGATTCATTGATAATATAAAATATAAATTGTCAATATGCTGTGTTTTTCGTTTCTGCTCGGAAGCGATTTTCTCTAATCAAGCTTTCTATCTATTTATTTGACTTTTGCTTATCTTGTGATTTTCACATCAACACATCTAACGCTTCTTTCTCATCATCTGTCAGTTCTGCTCTTTCATTCTTGATGTTTCAATCTACTTTCGATATGTTCGTTGGTAATCATCTTTCTGTTCTCGATATCTTTCGCATATTCATTATGTCGTTCGAATTCAGCTTCCTTTTCTTTTCTCATTTCTGTGCTGGTCTTCTGTCTTCTTCCATTTGCTTCTCCATTCGTTCAAGCATATCTTCATTCAACATCTCATATCTTCATACATTATCGCTTATCTCTTTCGCTGTTTCTTCTCATTTCTCTTTTAATGCTTGCTCATAGATTCTTCTTTTGAATTCTTTCTTCTCTTTCGTTCGTCATTTTGTCATCGTAGTTCGCTTCGAGTTGTATATCACTCAACTATCACTCAAAAATCATTTTACATCATCGAAATCTGAAAGCATAAACTCCATTTTGATTTTGTCATAATCTCGCTTTTGCTTTGGCATTTTCTTATCTTATCATATAAAGCTTAATATATGGGCAATAACATCAACAGTTCGTCAGTTTCATAACATCTTATATCTTTGTGTGTCGCTCACTCATTCAGTATAGTTATCTGGTAATGTTTGAAGTCTTTCACATTCAATGGGTGTCAGCTTTCTTATTCTATGCTTTTCTATCACACCATTTGGGTTGCTTGCTCTTAATGTATATGCTTTCTGACTTCCATAGCTGTTTCAGAAGTTTGGGCTGTTTCATATCTGTGTAGCACAAGGTATCTCAACTTCCTTTATCAACTTTATTGTATTACACATTGCTCAACAATGTGATGTAATTGCTCATATCTTTTCATCTGATTTTATGTTTAGGTGTTCTATTCATCTATCATTTCTTCACTTTCATCGGCGTAATAATTGATTCACTTGTTCTTCTGATAAGTAATATTTCTCATCTACTTTTTCTTCTAATACATCTTTCAATAAAATTCACTTATCTTTTGGCTGTGAAATGCCAGGTATATTCGTTCGGTATAATCTTTTTCTGTTCTGTGCTGACACCAAACTACTATTTATCTCAATCGGCTCTACTCACAATTCTCTACTGATTATATCTTGCCATTCTTTCTTCATTTTCACATTCTCCAACAAGAAATATCTCGGCTTCGTTTCTTTCAACACTCTTACATATTCGAAGAACAACTTACTTCTTGGGTCATCGAATGCTAATTTCTTTCAAGCTACGCTGAATCATTGACAAGGGCTTCATCATAATAGTAAGTCTATATCATACCCCCCCCCAACGATATTTTGAACATCTCATACTTCAATGATGTCTGGGTGATTCTTCTGTGCTATCTGTATTGCATATTTATCTATCTCACTCGCATAGTATTTATCTATCTTGATTCAAGCACGAAGTAAAGCTTCATATCAACAAGCGATTCAATCAAATAAGCTCAATATTTTCATTCTCTTGTTTATACATCTAAATGTTTTCTGCTTGCGATTGCTTTCACAAGCTTTTCGTAATTATCTATCATTTCTTCCAACTCGTATGTCTTTATTGAATACACGCTCTTATCATTCATCATTTCATCTACTTTTTTTATTCCATACATTTCTATCATTCGGCGTGTATATCTCATATAGTTTCAATTCAGTATCACATTACATCTCATACATCAAGCGTGGCAATTATCTTCATCAAATCTATATTTCAATACTCACCTACTTATGAAGTGCATATTCTGTGATTCTTTTCGATGTTTCTTTGCTCAACATAATGGGCAGATAACTATTCATTCAGAATCGCAATCACGAAGTCTGATGTATTTTGAGAATATATCATCAAGCTTCTCGATTGCTTTCTGTCTTGGTGTTTTTTCTGTCTTACGTTTTCTTGGCATAAAAAGAAAAAGCGATAGATAAATATGTGCGTATCAATCGCTCTACCAATTAGATATAACTTATGTCATCTATAAGCTATTGTAAAGTATGATAATTACAAATGAATTTTACAAAAAAGCAGACTTTTACATCTGCTTCTTTGCTTTTCTAACTAACACTCGATATTATGCAAATAACTTATGTATATTGTAAAGTATAACAATTACAAATATTCTCTAATATATTTCTGTAAATCTCAAACACGCAAATATTTGATAGAAAATCAGCGTTCTTTTGTTCTGCTGATATTATTATCTATTCTTACTGGAATATATCTCTTTCTGTTCTTTAATATCGTTGCTACATCTTTTCATTCCAGCCAAGCTATTTCTGTTGCTGAAAATCATTTAATCATTCCAATTTTCATCTACATATTTTGATATATAAAGTCTGATTTCTGATTCATTATCGTATATGTTTTCTGTATCTCGTTCTGCTCTATCGAATCGTGTATAGTATTCGATAATCTCTTTCACTTTCTGCTTCATAGGTCTATTCTTCTTCACGTTGATTTGTTCTTTTCGTTTAGAATCAAGATATTCTTGTAATGTCATAATCATTTCTCTTGTTTGATAAATCAACTAAATATACATTTCTTGATGATAATTACAAGCTTTTCATCTCTTTGACTAAATCTTCTTGAAGCTTCTCCATTCTTGCACAGTATTCTTTGTATTCATCTTCATACATTCATCTATCTTTTTCTGATATGTATCGTTCACATCATAGCTTTTCTAATATCTTCCAACAAGAGAAGAATAGCTCTTTCTTTTGCTCAACTTCTACGTTCTTTGGTAAGCTTGTTTCTGTGTATCGTTGCAAGTCTTCCAACATAAACTTCACATCTTCGCTATTTCTATCAAGTTCGTGAGATGTTCTAATATTGTGATGAATTCGATATAAGATGTGAGATAGATGTTCTGTTTCTGTGTAATCTTGTCGTCAAGTATTCTTTGGCTTCTTTCAGATTCCGAACATATATCATATTGAAAGATATTTTCAGAAATCTTTCTTCCAATAATCATCAGCAACTTCTATTTCTTTGATAGGTGAGATTTTCTTTGAATTCCAATATCTTCAAAATCTGTTTTCAGAATGTCATAGCTTCATATCACTTGAACGCATTCTCATTCTGAACTTTACGGCATTCTCATAATGTTTGAAGATGTGTTCGGTTTGTTCATCAAGATATTTGTCTTTGATGATAATCTTTCGTGCTTTCATTGATTGTGTATATAATGAAATAAAATTAGAAGCGATATTTGTGAGATTTCCAAGTTCATTCTTCTGTATATACGCTTCATTCTGCTCTTACATCTGAAAGTGAATCGATAATCGAGATTCACATAATCAACATATATTTCAAATTGTCTTCATAATTGCTGAATCTTTTCAATTTGAAGCAATGATTATGAATTCGATTTGCATATGTTCATATTTCTGATGTTCTATCATATCTATCGCCGTCATTATAATAGCGATAGTCAATCTTACAGATAGCTGTTGCAAGTTGCGTAGCTTTTGTAAGTCATTCTCATTCATCTGGCAAATAATTTCATTGCTCAATTTTTTTGTTGAACTCATTCTCTAATTGTTTCAAGGAATGATTGTTCATAAGGTCGATAGTTGTGTCTGTCATTTGATTGTGTAATAATAAGATAAATGTTTTGATAGGAAGAAGCTCTTACGCTTCTTCCAACCATTTCTTGAACTTTGCTTTGTCATTGTAAATCATCTCACTTCTTGCGAATGCTCGTAATAATCTTTGAATCTGGTCTTCAAATCTTTTGATTTTGTTCTCGATTCGCTCATTGTCTTTGATTTCTCCAAAGTGATTAGATAAATCACAAGCTTCTGTGTAAACAAGATTTGCGAACTTGTTCTCCAAGATGAATCTTTTGTCTGCTGATTCAAGCTCGAACAAGAAGTCTTCTAATCTGTTGTAAAGATTCATTCTTGAATCTGTGTTGTTTGTTGTGTCTGTCATTTGCGTGTTTGTAAAGGAATAAAGCTTTGTTTCGTGATGTGTTCTCACTATCACGATATAATTATATAATAATATGATATTCAAAATCAAGACAAAAGTCAAAAAAATGTATACTTTTTTTTATTTACTACTTTTCATTTTGTAAAAATGATATATAATAATAGTAAGCAAAGACAAGAAATATAGAAAAAGCGTAGTTCTAAACTACGCTTCTTTCAGTTTTTTATGATAAGAGTATTATGCTTGTCTTTACACATCGAACGATGAAGAATATCGTAAGAAATGTAATTCATCAATATATAAGACATCATATACATCATCAAAAGGCTTCTTTCATCTGATAATCATTACGAAATAAATCTAATATCTTCTTCAAGTAATTTCTCGTAGTTCTTCTTTGAGCTTTTTGTTTTCCTTTACTATTGCTTCTCTTTCGCCGATTTTGTGTTCTTCTAATATATTATATTTCTTTAATAGTTCTCAATACGCTTTTATGAATTTCTTCAATTCTTCATTCAAATATTTGTTTTCTTCTTTCAGAATTTCATTTTCTTTTCTCAACACACACAAGTCATTATTTAATATTTTTCACTCAATATAGACAAAATCTAAATCTGATTTCAGCTTTTTATTTTCTTCTTCTAATCTCTTATTATCTTCTTCTAAATCTGCACATTCTTGCTCTAACATATTTATTCTATCTAATTCATAATCTCCTGTATGTTTCATTCTCTCCATAGGTAAATAATATAAAAGTCTGATTATTTACTAAAGTATTCTTTAGTTTTTATTGCCATATCTAATACATCAAGGTATACATCGTCACAAGCCATTCGTTCTTCTACTTTTATATTTGGTCGGTACTTTCATAGTTTATTCATAAGTTCGGCTACTCTCTTTCTCTGTTCTACTTCAGCTTTCTTTTTTTCTTTTTTCATTTTCTAAGGGTAAATAATATAAAAGTCTGATTAGTCTAAAGTGTTACAATTCTTCAATCTCAAAGTATGAATACATCAAATACATTATCTACGATTATATGTTTTACTTCTTTGTCCCATCTCCTAATATCTGGAATTGCTATATTTCATATCTCATTTAATTCATATTCAAACTCAAATCATAATTCAGATTTCTTTTCTTTCCATCGCAACCATTTCTTGTAGTATGGTTTCCAATATTCTCAACCAGTGACTTTATGGCTTTTGAATTTTTTTAATCTTCGTTTCATACCTTAATGTTTTGAAGTAAAAAGTCTTTAAGCTCACTCTCATCTTTCAAGGAACTTTCTATTAGTCGGTATTGATAATTTCTCATATATCGCCATTCTGTTAGGTCTTCTTTATTATATCTCCAATAATTTATTATATTTTCTTCTGGTGTGTCGTTTGCGTTTATCATTCCATTCTCACATACGAATTGTCGCAAAAGACTTTCTTTACTGACAAAATCTCTGACATTTCGGCTTCATTCGTGATGTTTCTTTCATTTATAGAAGAATATCGCACCGTCTTTCGAAATGTGATGAAATTTTGTGAATTCCATATCGAACGGCTTTCGTCATTTATCAAGTAAACTATTGAATAAATCTTTCAACATTGTCATATTTTTTTGAAATAAAATTTTGATTTTATCACAGTCAACCGTGATGTTTATAGTGTTTAAAATCGTCTTGTAATTGTTTGAATTTGTGTGCCATATATCACTTCACACTTTCTTGTGTTTCAAGAATGAATGTATTGATGATTATATCACACAAGTCTGATTTCTTCAATCTCATCAAATCTTTCTTGCTTTGTCTAATATCTAAATCAAAGAATATTCTTGAATACATATCGGCTGAATCAAACAATTTTTTTCAACACTCTTTCAAAGTTTCAATGTTCTTTTTTTTGAATTTTATGCTTGTCTTCATTTCAATGAATTTTTTTGAAATAAAACTATTCAACATCATCTCAATGTCGGCTTCAATTTGCGAATCATTGCTCATATTGTTGAATCGTAAAATGCTGGTCTTGAACTGTTTTGTTCAAATCATAGTTTTCTTTTTCAAGCTTGTTCAATTTTTCTGCTTGTTTTTTGATTATTTCATCTTTTTCTGAAATCTGTTGCTTCAATTCATCAATTCTTTTGTATTGTTCATTCAACAATGATTTCAGACTTTCGTTCATCATAGATGAACTCATTATTCTTCACATTTTTCTCTTGTTTATGAAATAAAATCTATCAAACTTTTCTTCGACATCATCACTTGAACTCATATACTCATTCAACGAATTCTTCAAGGTCGAAACTATGCTGTCAAGTGTTTCAACATCACCACGATTGTTCAAATTTTTCTGATACACTTCGAATTGCTGGTCGTTCGTGTCAGTGTTTATCTTTTGCATATCAATCAGCAAAAATCGAATTTTTCGGTCAAAACGGAAATGTTTTTGTTCTTGGTATCAAATCAGTTTCTGTTCAAAGTGAAACAATTTTGATTCATACTTTTTCGCATTCTTTCAAGAACTTTTCTGTGTTTTTTTTCGCAACTGCGAATTTGTCATTGAATTCATCAATTTCATCTTTCATCGCTTGTGAAATATTCTGAATTCTTTTTTGCAAATCTTTAAAAGTTTTTTCGACTTTCATTTTTTTCCTTGTTTAGTGATATAAAATTGTTTAAATAATCGGAATTTCCGTTTTTTCTGCTATTTTCGGAAATTCCGAATTTCTTAATATGCAATTGAAAGTATTGCAAATACTCCACTTGGCTTTCAATTACATTTAATCTCTAATGCTATGTTTCAAGTTTCTTGGCTTTTGAAATCTCTCTTTATTTCATACGATACTTCTTTTCATCAGATAGTTAATTTAACATCTCGGTCTTTGAATGGAATGTCTGGTGCAAATTCTATCTTTTCTATTTGTGGGTACAAATTTAACATTGTGGCTACAAACTTTTTCTCCACTTCTAATCATTATTTTAAAGTTGTTTGAAAGTCCATTTTTATCTATTATGCAAGTTAAAAGTAGTTGGGTCTATCTTTTGTTGATAGATAGAGTAGAAGCATCAAATCATATTTCTTTCTCGATTACCACTTTTTCAAGTGCTATATCTATATCCACTTGCAAATTCCTCTATACAATTTCAAGCTCAGTTTAAGCAAGCTATTGTTTTATTCATTCATAATAGACTATTATTAAGTGTGCTACCTATTGCTGCAAGTCAAGCTCATTGATTGGGGAAGCAATGTCTATCACCTCAGTCGTTGTTTCAGACGTTTCAGTAGTTCCAACATCAAGGCTTTCAGTATCCACTCTTTCAACCACTTGTTTCTGCTATTGCTATACAAAGTATAGTACCTTCTTTTAGTCCATAGAAATTCTCAGTGTGCCAAATAACGTCAGCTGGTAAATTATACTTCTCACATAATTCTATAAATCTCTGATGACTTTCGGTACTGGTAAGAACTGGCATTTCTTGTGCATTTCATTCCTTATTCAAATCTCAAGGTTTCCAAGTTTTAGATAATTCAATATTAGGTTTAGATAGTTCGTATTTTTCTACGGATACTGTCTTTGGCATATTAGCCACAGTATTTAATCAAGATAGTAAAGCTATAAATAAAGCTATTAAGATACAAATAATAATTTTAATAAATTGGTCTTTGTTTAAGTTTTTAAGATTTAGTTTCATTTGCAATGATAAAGAAATAAAAGTTTATTTTGAGTGAGTGGCTTTATATCTTTCTCTGCTACGTTCTCTATTCCTTTCTATTGTAGCGTTGATTTTTTCATCTCTTTTTTTGCTCTCACTCTTATAGTAGTCCATTAGTTTTCAGCACAAATCAACTATATCGTCATTGTGCATTTCTAAATATTCTACTATCTTTTTGACATTCCTATATGGTAGAACTTTTCTTTTCTTCCATACATTATATATCGAGGGGTCGCATCACATATAGTTAGTCATTCATAAGATATTAAATGATTTTACTATATTTCATAACTCCTCTAATAGTTCCTCTGCATTACTCATTTAGATTACGATTATTTGAAATAAAATCTGTTGTTCATTTATTAGATACGTACCAAGCTATCTTAAACTCTCTGATAGAGTTCATAACTTGTAGCATTCCTTTACAGTCAGCTTCCATTGTTCTATAATCTCAATACTGTTCCTCTGCTTTTAGCTTTCCAATTTCAGCTGCCTCTGTTATCTTTTTTCAGCCCTCCATAGCTTTTTGAGTTTCTTGGCTTCTTGTAAGATTATACATTTGCTCTTGCTCGTTAGCTATATTCATTTTCTCTCTATACAGAGAGGACATCATATAAACTATTTTTGATAATTGTATGATGTCGTCCTCTGTTTGAGCTGGTGCATTGATAATCTTTTGAGCCTCATCAGTTAAGCTCATACACTAATTATTAGCAAGTAAATCAAGTGGTTTAGGGCATTCAATTTTGTTTTTGTGTATCTTATCGTGGCATATCTGGCAACAGAATACAACTTCATTCCATATATTTATATCTGGATGATGAGCTACTATTCTTCATTCATATCAACATATAGGACAAGTCTTAGGTCTAACTCATAGCTTTTTTATTTTTCTATCGGCTCTCTCGTGGCTTAAATTCCAATTTCTGTTTTCTTCATTGCGTATTCTATTTCTACGCCTTGAGCTTTTGTATATAAAATCTCTCCTCTTGGGGTTATTCTTATATCTTTCCCTATCTCTAATTCTTGACATTTGTAGCTCGTGTTCAGACTTTCTACCTCATTTAATACATTCTTTACATCTTCATAAAACTCATAAATACCCTTCTTTATGTGGATACCAATTTTCAGAATTGATTTCCTTAAATTCTCCACATTCTTTACATTTTAAGAACTTCTTTCAGTTCTTTTCATAATTTTCGTTTGCCATTGTAGTGTGCATACAAATATAAAAGCCCCATATATAAACAAGGGGGCACACAATAACCATTTAAGATTATTCCCCTCGTTGATATATGAGGCTTCGGTTATTGTATGCAACTATGTTATAGCAAATTCATTATGATTTGCAAGCCTTTTATAGAGGTTGCTTAGCTCTTAGTTAAAAGGTAAATTATCTAAATCAATATCGTCTTGTTTATCTTTAAGTTCTTTAGTTAAGTCCTTTTCTACTGGAGTTCAGTCAACTTTTGTTTCAGTTCCAATACTCCAGAAAGCATCTCATTCTTTTCTTAAACAACTATTGATAGTAGGAATAACTAAATGTTCTACCCATTCATCAAGTTTTGTTTCGTCCTTTTTTACTACTTCTCAAGTTTCTGGGTCTTTTACTATTCTAATCTTTTCTGTAATTTCTGGTGATACATCATATTTTTGGAAAGCCTCATTCCATTTAGAGAATGGGTTATCATATTTCATACCATCTACTAAGATAGATACAAATTTCTTATCATTATATACTCCAGTCTTTAGCATAATGTTATTGATTTTAATATCTTTGCTTGCTGGTGCATATAACTTAAATAGAATGTTTCTCATTGTTTGTCAAAGTTTCATTCACCATTGGATAGCATTATTTTCTGCGTCCTCTATATCAAATAATACATAAGTTCAATATTGAGTTTCTTTTGCTGTAATCTTTTGTAATGTTCCTTCTATAAAGGCTCATTCTCATACCTTTTCAGCCTCCATTCAATTCCATTTTGTAATTACAAATCTTGGAGTGTCTGGTCATTTACCAAAGTTTTCTAATTTTGCTCTTAAAAAGTTTTTTGAGCTTGTTGTGTTTGTTCCTCGTGTCATTTTAAATATAATAAATAATAAATAAAAGGTTTTTTAGCAGCTAAGCAGTTTATAGACTTGCTCGGGTCTTAGCTAAAAGGTAGCTCATCATTCTCTGGTCTTGGGTCAAACTTCTTAATATAGTCCTCACATTTGATTTTCATACTTTCTAATATCTTTTGTATATCGTCTTTTTCGCTATCATATTCCATTTCTATTTCTATCATAGGTTTGATATTTTCATACTGCCTTAAAGCATAAGTTCTGGATAGTCCAGCTTTAATAGTTCCTTTCATTTTTATAAGTAGTTAGTTTCTAAAAGTTTTTTGTTGAGAATTATAAGTAATTCTCACGTAGCATATTGCTATAGCATTCAGACATAAGTCTGATAACTAATTCATAATCAATTACAACTTTACCACCCTCTTTCTTAAATAAATCTACATCGTCGTTGTTTCTAACAAAGTCAAGTGGCTCATAAGTTTCTTGGAAATTAAATTCCATTTCCTCTCATTTGTAATTAGCTGTGTATTTCATTTTGCTATAAATAAAGATATAAAAGGTTAATTTGTTTCACACAATTCTAATTCTCTCTCCATTTGCTCGTCCCTCCAAGCTTCATACTCCTCATCAGAGGTGTCAATTTTTCAAGTTTCTCTTAGATACTCTCAGAACTCTAAACAGTCCCAGCACAATTCTGTTGGTCGTTGCTCGTCGTTCCAACAGTCAATGTCAATTTCTTTTTCGTAAGTCATTTTAATAAGTGGTTATTAAATAAATGTTTTTTGCTATGTCATTATAGCACTTGAATATATAATGATTTTTTTGATAATTTCAATAGAAAATTCATACTATTTTTTTGTTATAAGTTTGTAGGTTAGAACTCCATACTTGCTAAATCAGTATCAGTTTCATTTGACATTTTTGAAATCAGTTCTTTTTTCTCTGTTATAAACTTATATCGTTTTTGTATCATTTTCTCATATCGTTCTTGTCAATAATTTACTGTGCTTTTATCATTAAGCATATATTCTACTTTTTTTCTACCTAACATATCTATCATTTTAAGAGTATAGACTTTATAATTTCAGCTTAATTCTACATTATCTCTATAACTTTGAGGGTGACAATTATCTATATCGTATCTATACTTAAGTACTCACCTGGATACAAAGTGTCAGCATTGACTATCTTTCCAAAACATCTTTACTCCACTTGTTATACATTTTACATATCAATACTCATCAGCGTAGTATAATCTAACATATTCACTAAATACTCTATCAGCAAGTAATTTCCAACTTATCTTTGCCACTGGCTTTCATACCTTAGGTCAATAGTATCTAAGTATTTCTTGCCATTTTTCTGGTTTTGCTTGTTCCAAAGCTTTTTTGGTTTTCCATAAGCTTTTGTATTTAGATAGGTCTATCATTATTTTAGATTAAGAAGTAAATCTTTTAACTCTCATTTAGCAAAGCATAATAACACACTGTTATAATCATCATACTGTGATACCAAAGTCCAACCATTAGAGGTCATTTTTGATACAGTTTCTAAAAAGTTTCTAGTTCATATAGCGCAATAATCTTTTGTTTTTGCGTATATTACATTACCATTACTTGTAGTTTCCATTTTGATTATAATTAATAATTAAAATTTTTAGTCAAGTCAATCATTAGTTCTTTTAAAGGTGAATTGATTTCTAGCAAAATCTACTGCAAAAGCATATTCACCACCATTTCTACCATATTTGTTTTTAGATATCTTAACTATCATTTCATCATCTTGTTTGCTTAGGATAAATATTACGTCGCTAGAAGCAAAGTATTCTCCACTTCATTTTAAAGATATAAAGTCCATATTACCATAAGCTACATCTTTACCTACTGAATTACTTAATTGTGATAATGAATAGATAGTAGAGCCAGTTTTTATTGCCGTTCTTTGAATTGTTTTTGCCACTGTTGCATTTTTTTCATAATCTCACATACCCTTTCATTCTATATTTTGCACGAAATCTATAAATACTATATCATAATGTTCTTCTTCTATTTTCTTAACTATATCATCTAGTCTATACAAATCATCTGTAATTGTTAAGTTGCTATAAAAGTCTATATCATCATCTGTTAGTTTATAGTCCATTACCTCGCTATAATTCATATTATTTACTGCTTGTAAGATATTCATAAAGCAATGAGGTGCATCAACCTCCAAATTTATAATCAAAACCTTTTTACCTTGTTTTAGGAAATAAGCTATATGCCAGTAAGCAAATTTAGATTTTCATACATTACTATAAGCTCATATTGTATATACCTTTCAAGGTATTACTCCACTACATTTGTTATATAATATATCACAAGGTCAGCTATCTCATAATCTACCATTTTGTTTGAGTTGCTTTTGCATTTGCTCGAATTTTCATAAGACTTCTAATTGTTGATTATTCATTTTGTTATTTTATTTAGAAATAAAAGGGATAATACTTGTTTTGAAATTCTTAACCTTTTTTCATTTTTCTGTATGCCAGTCAAATCGTTTATCTATCTTTTGATAAAATGTTGTTCGTGCTATGTTTCAATCTCATTGAATTAATCAATATAACTTTGCTTTTGCTTTTAATCGTTCAAATTCTTTTTCTATATCTGCTTTTGATTTCTTAACTTTATATCATAACTCCACCATTTTTAATATTATCTTTAATTGTATCTTATGTTGTGCTATCTCATCATCATTAAATATATCTCTTATATCATCACTATTTTTAACAATGTCAAGTTCGGAAGTCTTTGATTGTGTGTTGCTATCTTTTTGTTTAGGAATTGAAACATTAGTATCTTGTGAATTTTCTAAATTTTCATCATTATATATTTTATATTTATCTATTATATTTATATCTAGACATTTTTGACTATCCCCCCTAGACATTTTTGTCCACCCCCCTAGACAATTTTGACTATCCTTATTCTCAATTACGCTATTAAGTTCTATGTATCTTTTATAATTATTATCAAATGATAGGTGAATATATCATTTTTTCTCTAATTCAGATATATTTCTAGATATAGTTCTTTTGTCTGCGTTAAGCAATTCTCAAATATATTCATTAGAAGCTCGACAATATCATTTTTCAGCACATAAACTACTGATAGTTCAATACAATAGTTTTTGTTTATCAGATAATTCATTATCGTATAATACTATGTTTGGTATCATACAAAAGCCATTTTGTAGAATTTCCATTTTGTATCTATTAAGAGTTAAAACACATAATAAACAAAAAGCCCCTACTTGTAGTAGGAGTTTGTGTGTTTTAGTAAGTGTGTTAAACTCCTACATAAAACACACATTACAAGTAAAGGCTTTTTGCTTTTATTCTTTATTTCATAGAAATGAAAACAATGTATATATAATTATTTTTTTGTCTTTTTCAAGTCTTTTTTTGATTTTCTTTTTTGTAGTTCTCAAAAGGTATAAGCTACATTTTCATTTTGTATAAATTGATTGTAGGTTATATAATCAGCTTTTCAGCTTTTCTTATATATCCTATATTTTAAATTGTCTAATTCTTTTTTAATCATTAAATAATGATATCAAGGCTAAAAGTATAAAGTAAAATATTATTGCCATTTTTATTATTATCAAAGTAAAACTATTTTATCCTTATCTATTCACTCATCAAGATAAGAATATTCTAAAACACTATCTATTTCATCTTTATCATAAACAAATCAATAAAATAAGTTATGATATCCATTTCGCTCATCATCTGTTGTTATCATAATATGTTTATCTCAATTTCATTTATTCATTTGATATAAACACATTTTGTATAATTGATTTATTGTTATTGTATTATTCATTTTAATAATAATTAAAAGTTAAAAGATTGTTCTAGTTCTTTTTTGCTAAAAGGTTTTTCAGATTTTTCTACATTATATCATCATATATTGTATATTCATCTTTTTAATTTACTATATATTTTCTTATCATCATATTCATTTTCATCAAAAAAGTCTGGCTCTGCGTTATATATCCATTTTGATAATCTTTTTAAAGATTTTTCATTATATCCAAAATAATATGGATATCAATAATCATCTAATATTCTATAATACATTTTAATAATAAGTTAAGATATAAAATTTTTACTCAAAATTCATACTCCAAAAAAGCGTTTAAATCTTTTGATCAATTTCAGTATGTAATTTCTTTATATAATTTTCTATATGTTTGTTTATCTAGGTTATCATAATACACTTGTTTATACGCCTTTTCTAATAGTCGTTTTTCCATTTGTTCTAGTGTTTTTGTTTTTTTAATAGGGTCAGTGTTAATAAGTTCTTGTAGTATATACATTTTTTCTATAAGTTATGATATAAAAAATCTTTTTTACATAGTCAATCTTTAATTCAATATTTTAAATAATTATCATAGTCTATGCTTTCATCTGTTTTTTTATCTATTGCTATAATATCTCAAAAAAAGTTATCAATATCTATCTTTTTTGAATTATACTTTATTTTGTATAATCATAAATTGCTTAATATATTTCACTCTTTTAAATATCATTTTGTAAAGTCTATTAAATCTTTTTTTGATTTTGTAAGATATATACAATATATATCATCTGTTAAAATATATTTTTTCATTTTGATAAGTTTTTAAAAAGTAAAAGTTTTAATAAGTTATTTTGATAAAGTAAAATACAGTTTATACCATAGTAAAAATTAAAATAAGCAACGTTTATAATCTCAAATGATAAATATATCATATTAAGAATAAAATAAGCTTTATTTTCATTTTCAATCAATAATAAACTTATAAAACATTTAAATTTTCTATTTTGTTTTCTATTTGTTTTTTTATTTCATTTTTTAAATCAAAATCTTTTTTTAAATCATTATCAAAAGCTATTGAATATTTGTTTTCGTTTATCCAAAAATAAGTTATAAATCTTTTATGATTTTTCTTTTTTCAATATTTCAATTTCATAAAAGTCTATTAATTTTTGACTTTTTAATATTATAAAAGCTTGTTTTAATTCTTTTAAATTCATTTTTAAATAAGTTATAAAATAAAATTATTTATTAAAATATTCTTTATAAAATTTGCTATTATATGTATAGTCTAAAAAATAATTATTATTTTCAAAAAATCTTTTTTCTTTATTAAAATCTTATAATTTATAAAAATAATATGAATATCTTAATTTTCAAAAATCATAATTTAAAGAATAAAAATCATTATAAATTCTTTTATTAATAAAATTTATATAATAGCTTGTTTTTGTATCTTTTAAAGAATAAAAATATTCTTTTACACAATAAACATAACAATTATTGAATTTAATATTTTTTAATATTTCAAAATCATTTTTTTCTATATGATAAGCAAAAAAACAAATTTTTTCACTTTTAATATATTCTTTTAATTTTTCACTTAGTCAATATTTATCCATATTTTTAATTGATAAAGTTTTATTCATTTTAATAATTAATTATTAAATAAAATAGTATTTTCATATATGTTATAGTATAATGTATCAATCGCTTTTATATCAATGTTATTAAAATTTTTACATTCATTAATAAAAATCATAAAGTCTATTTTGCTTTTTATAGTTTTTCATAAATAAGTTTTTAAAAAGCGTTTTACTTTTTCAAAAAGTGTTTTACTATTAAAATATTTTGAATTATTATATAAATGTTTATTTATATAAAAAACTTTATTTTCTTTATCAAAAACAATAAAATAATTATCTTTAAAACATAAACAAAATAAATTATTGTCTATTATTTCAATATTCATATTGTAATATTGAAAAAGTCTAAAATCTTTATAACAATTTTTAATTCAAGTATTTTTCATTTTTAATATTATTTATAAGATAAAAAATAGTTATTTATTATTTTGTTTTTATATTCAAAAAGATATAATTTATATTTAAAATCTTTTATTTTATTTTTGTTTATAAAATTAAATAATTCTTTTTTTGTATTAAATATTTTTAAATTATACATAAGATAAAATTAAAATATAAAATTTTGTTTTTGTTTATGTTTTATCAATTAAAAATCATATTGAATGTAATATAAAAGTTTATTTATTTTATCATTAATTTTTGTTTTTGTCAATTCTTTATTTTGTTTTTTCATATATAAATTAATTAAAAAGTTTTTTGCTTTATCAATATTAAATTTTTTATTGTTTTTTTCTTTATAGTCTATTAAATAGTCTAAAACAAAAGATAAGTTTTCTTTATCATATAAGTATTTTTGAATTATTCAAAACATTTTAATAATAAATAAGATATAAAAATTTTTTATAAGTCATAATTTAAAACAACTTTATATTCATTATAAGGAGTATTAAAAAATCAATCTTTTATAATTTTTTCAATATCTTTTGTTTTTTCAAAAACATTTGATAAATATTCGTTTAAAAACATTTTTAAATGTTTTGTTGTTGTTTTTGAATAGTTATAATCATTTCAAAAAGTTATAACTTTATTAAAATAATCAATAATACAAATAGTGGAATTATAAGATTGAAAAATACTTATTCAATCTTTATCCAAAACAAATTGATTTAAATGGTAAAAGTTTTTTACTTTAAATGTTGTTGTATTCATTTGAATAAGAATAAAGAATAAAAAGTTATAAATTTATTATAACGACTATATATTATTCAAAATATCAAAAAAATCAATACAAAATATAAAAAAACATATAACTTTTAGTTATCATATAAAAAAGCAATTAAGAATTAATAAAACTCTTAAAAAGATATATCAAAAAATCAAAAAAAGTTTTACAAAATCAAAAAAATATATAAAATATAAAATCAAAAAAACAAATAAAATCAAAATCAAAAAACAAATAAAAACATAATAAAAGAAAATCAAAAAGAATAAATAAAACAAAATCAAAATAAAAATCAAAAAAACAAATAAAATCAAAAACAATTAAAAAATCCAAAAAAGAATATAAACAAATATATGATAAAAAAATAAATACTTATAATAAAGATATATATATTATATAATGAATAATAAAACTTTATAAAAATAAGTATTAATTAATTAAAAAACTATATAAAAAAGATATATACAAAAACACGTAATAAATAAGATATATTCTTTTTTTTCTTTTATCTTTTAAGATAAAAAGCCAAAATTCAAAAGCCCCAACCTGTCAATAAAATTTTTGACAGCTGTGTTTTATCAGTTAAGAATTGCTTGTAAAAAAAAATTTTGACGGACGGAGGAGGGGTAGCAACCAAATGAGAACGCATAAAATTTCAATAGTATTGTACCGCGCGCACCAAGGTAAAAAACAATTTACTGACAAAAATATCAGTAAAATAAACTTTCTCTTGACACGGCACACCAAATGCTTATAAAAGAACTGTCATTTATATCAGTTTCGGTATTAAGAACTATGATTTCATTAAGGACTTATAAAAAGAAATCGGACATATTAGTCCAGTTAGGGAAGGCTTCGGACGATACGAGGTACTTAGATAGAGCTATGGATAGAGGAGAGGTTATTGTTCTTAATATAAACTGAGTAGAAAGTTATGCTATATATAAGGAGGTAGAGAAATATTTTTTAGGGATACTTGTAGGAGAAGTGGAGTTGCTTTCTTCTTTGGGGGGAGATAGTGAAGCTTTAGCGGAGGCACAAGCAAATGTAGATTATTATGCTAAAGAGAACGAGGAACTTTCAGATAAGAATGCTGCCTTAGAGAGTATATTAGATAATTTAAGGAATAAGGGGATAGATATAGGTTATGGGAATGATTAGGTGTCCGAGTTTTTCGGACGTTTTATTTATATAATAGAGAATGAGATGGTGGATGTAATATTTGGGCATAGGTGGTGAAATGTTTGTCAGAGATGTGGAGTAGAGATGAAAAGGAAGGCTAAGTATTGTATAAAGTGTAGGAAGATAGTGGATAAAGAGCTTTCTATTAAGTATAGAGCAAAGAAGTAATTTTATCTTTTAAACATAATAAATGGCTGAGTTCATCGATTTAGAGAACAAAAACAACCACGCTGGAGTGGAGAGGAGAGAAGCTTCAGAGAAAGCAGAAGCTATACTCAAGCTTATTAATGAGTATAGGGTGTATGCTAATAGGTTTGAGAATTTACCTACTTGGGATGTGTTAGGTTTCTTAAACAAGTTACAGAATGAGCTATTTGAGAGGTATGGGAAGGAAGTGAATAATGGGGAGTTGGATAGAGCGAGGAATGATTATTTCCTAATGACACATAAGAAGCCGTTTATGGCTTGGAGTGTAGAGGAGATAAGGAAGAAGATGGAGGAGTTTAAGAGTTGAGAGATTGCTACTACTACTTTAGTTTCTAAGAAAGCAAAATGGAAGAAAGCAATGAAAAAGTAAGATGACCCCAAGAGAAGTCAAAGAACGTTATAGCTATTAGAGAGATAGTGAGGGACTGAAAGCCTTGAAGCTGAAAGTATAAGTGAGATGATAAGATAGCTATGAAGAAGAAGCTAACAGAGAAGCAAAAGGCTTTTGTAGATGAATACTTACAATCTCATAATGCCACAGCTGCTTATAGAGCTGCTAAGGGTACTTTAGCTAATAGAGAGGAATGGCTAGCTTCTGATAGAGGGAATGGTAGAGCTATGAAGAATTTGGATAAGGTAAGAGATTATCTTATGGAGAAGATAGCAACTGATGCTGAGTTATGTTTAGACTATCAGATGGAGATGATACAGAATGAGGATGTACCAGCAGCAGTAAGACACGATGCTATTAAGGATAGGCTTAATAGATTATGAGTATGAAGACAGAAGGAAGAAAGCACAGACTTTACTGGTATCTGAGAGGTTACTATTACTATTAAGCATAAAGCCCCAGAGGTAATTGAGGGGGAAGTTTTAGATGCTAACGAAAACGATGGCTAACTTATTTAACCCACAGTTTGAGATGACTGAGAAGCAAGCAGAGTGCTGGCAGTATCTCACTGATAATACATATAGGAATATCTGATTTGGGGGATGAGCTTGATGAGGTAAGAGTGTTGTTTGAGTTATGCGATTATTATATATGTGTTGGAAATATCCTTGAACAAGGTGGTTTATAGGACGTAGAGAATTATCTAACCTTATGAAAACAACAGTTAATACCTACTATAAAATCGGACAAATCTATGAAATACCTAAAAAGTTTATGTGAAGGCTAGATAAGAAATACAATATTATAAGGTTTGAGAATGGAAGTGAGATACTCTTACTAGACTGTGCTACGCAGCCAGCAGACCCATTATTCACAAGGTTTGGGTCTTTAGAGTTGACTTGAGGTTTCATAGATGAGGCGAATGAGATAGATGAGCAAGCTGTTACTATCCTAAAAACACGTATTGCTAGGCAGAAAAACAAGGAATATGGCTTAGTACCTAAGCTATTATGTACCTTCAACCCAGACCAGTGACGAGTAAAGAGAACGTTCTATACTCCACGAAAGAGTGGAACGCTTCCAGAAGATACAATATTTATCCCATCTTTAGTTACAGATAATGAGTTTATAGACCCAGAGTATATAAACCAGCTTAGGAACTCAACAGATGAGATTACTAAACAGAGGCTTCTATACTGAAACTTTGATTGGTCTTGAGATGCTTGAAAGCTATTTAGACACGATGAAATCGAAGACTTGTTCGAAACCAATATAGAAAAGAAGGACACAATGTATATGAGTGTGGATGTTGCTAGGCTTGGAGATGATAAGACTGTTATTTGTATTTGGAGGGGGTTAGAATGTATCAAAATCTTACATTATGATAGGAATACTATAGATGAGATAGCAGCCAGAATAAAAGATTTAGAATATTCATATAATGTATCAAGACATAATATAGTAATAGATAGTGATGGAGTTGGTTGAGGTTTAGCCGATTTGCTTAGATGATGTACCAATTTCGTAAACAACAGTCGTCCATATAGATTTGAGCCAGAGAAAAAATGATTAGTCCTTAGAAACTATGCCAACCTAAAAGCTCAATGCTACTTTAAGCTTAAAGAAATGATGGAAAAAAGGCTTGTTAGAGTTTATGCAGACTGAGTAATAAGGGATAGATTATCTGAAGAACTAGAAAACATCTTTATATCTGGTATAGATACAGATGGAAAGGTAAAAATAGAGGATAAAAAAGACCTCAAAAGAAGAATAAACCGCTCACCAGACTTTGCAGATGCTATTATGTTTAGAATGATATACTTAGTCCAAGAAACAGAAGCTAATAGTGAGATAATCACTGGTACTTACGAGATAGATTATGATGACTTACTATATTAGTGCGTGAAAAAATTAAAAAATAAGAAAAATTCACGCTAAAATAAAGGCTTGTTTCAGAAAGTTGCTCTATCCTTCTTACTTAGGATAGAGTTTTTCTCATTAGGGTCAATAACTGCGTCATTAACAATATCTAATGCTTCATCCATTGTAATATATTTATCATACTTTCAGTCTATCCGTCTTCAAACCAATGGAATAACTAAAACCCTCTTTCAGAGTTTCTCCGAATAATCAATAGACACTCATCTTAGCTTGTACTTAATCATTATATATATAGTAGTAAATAAAAAAACCACAGGTGACAAATCTGTGGTCTTTTATAGCAGTATAGAAATTTTTAATTTCTTGCTAATGTGCAAATTTGGGTCTTCGCAAGAAGATTTATAAATATTTTTTATAAAAAATCAAGACAAAATTAAAAAAATCGCACTTTTTTATTCTTTATATTATATATTATCTTATAAATCATATTCTTTAAATAATTTCCTAAAACTATAACATACTGGATATAGGAAACGAAAGGCTTAGATATGGTGTCAAAACCCTTTATAGAGAGCAAGAAATTTTTTTAATTTCCACGCTAATTTCTTAGCTAATTACGACCAAAACTATTACTTTATACACTTTTATACTGCACTTTGTGTATATCTGTCGTAATTCTCCCTATAAAGAGTTTACCTATCTTAAGCTAGGCACACCGTATCATTCATAACACACTGGCGTATGAGGTATCCGATAGGATGAGATACGGAGATGGCGAAGACCCTTCAACTTGCCATCCGCAAGCATTACTGCTCGTGTCGTTCCCTTTATAATGAAAAAAAATAAAAAATCAAGAGAAAATTAAAAAAAGTTTTAAAAAAAGTTTTCAGATTTATTTGAGAATATGTCAATATATAAAAACAATAGCATACTTGAAATACTATAAATAATACTTAATCACTGTGGTAGTAGAATTTATATTGCTTAATCAATATGAAGATTTCCGAAGTATTAAGCCAAGAAGACCAAGATAAGCTCTTAGCCCAAATTGATAGAGAATATCAAGCTGGGTTTGATTATGTTGTAAATAAGAGAAACCAATATAGAGATAGAGTTATCAGATGGGACAAACAAGCAAAAGACCCAAACAAAATCAATATCAATATGATAGCAAACTCTATTGATACTCTTATTGCATCATCTTATACTGACTGATTAACTGTTAATTTCGCCTCAGCTGATGGTTGGATGTCTGCCGATAAAGCAGATAATCTTAATTATATGGCAGAGTTCGATAATAACGAACAAGATTATCAGCAGTTATATTATCAAAAAGAGCAAGATAGGTACTTCTTTGGAGTTTGAATTAGATATAGATATGGTTGGGACGATGTTAGGAAGATGCCTAAATTTATGGTTATCAACCCTCTAAGTTGGATACCAGACCCTATACCTTCTCAAACTGGTAGTTTCGATTGAACTTGATACAGATTTCACTGATTTGAGTTCACAACTACTATGATGGACTTAATAGAAGACGGAAGCTACGACAAAGAGCAGTTAGATAAGGTAGTATGAGCATACTTTAGTCCAGAAACACAGCAAAACTGGGTAGCTTATGCTTCAGCTTACAATTATGTAATGCCAACTTGTTGTGATGACCTAAAGACTAACTTCTCTTTAGATGTTTATCATCACTTTACTAACTTCAATGGTAAGAAATACATAGTTACTCTTACAAATGCAAGAAGAACTGTATTAAGAATAAAGGAATTAGAGCCTATATTAAAGGAGGAAAAGAAAAACCCAGATATGATAGAGTTTCCTATTATCTTAAACTACTGGAAACCAAGAAGAAATGACCCATTTGGAGAGAGTGTATGTGATAAATTGGATGATAAACAAATCGCAAAGACAATATTATTCAACTTAAACATAATTAAAGCCAAGAAAGAAGCTCTAGGTGGAGATTTCATCTGGAACTCAAGACTTATAAAGAATAAAGACGACATCCTTAAACCAACAACTAATGGTAGAAACATCTTTGTTGATACTATGGAGAACTTATCTAATGTTGGAATGGAGTTGCCAAGAAGCCAAATCAAAGCTGATAGCCTTAATATGATTACATCTCTTGAAAATGAGGCTATGCACGATACAAATATAGATAGTTTACAGCAGGGTATCGTATCTGGAGGTAGAACAACTGCCACAGAGAGCCAAATAGCACAAGCAAACTCTAACATTATTGGTTTACTTAACAATAAAGTTAATGCTTGGGGAGATAAAAGGTTTTGGTTTGAATGGTGGAAAGGTTATCAAGAGAATTTCTCTGAAGTTGATGAGAAAAGTGCAGTTATCGTATCTAACTTTGAGATAAAATCTCTAACTTTGAGAAAAGATGACTTCTTCACTAAACAAATTCCACACATTATACTTTGAACTAAGGCTGATTTACAGTCTAAGAACGAAAAAGAGCAAATATTCTGGGATAAATACCTATGAATGATGCTAAACAACCCATCTACACCAGATGTAAGTAAGAGAATAGCTCAAAGAATGTGTTATAGGGTAAATGGAAAGACACCTAACGAGATTAATGTGCTAGTTCCATTAGAAAATGATGAAACTGTGGCTATTAACTTCGTAGAGATGATAAATCTTAATGTTGTGCCTAAATCTATATTCCAATACCCACAAGAATACCTTAGAACTTTCTGGGTTTACTTCCAGAAAGCTGAGAATACTAAAGCTAAAGACGTTGTATTACAAGCTCTTAGAAATGCTATGGTTAAAATGCCTTTACAACAGCAAGTTAACCCACAATTCACAGAGATGGCTAATAGCTCAAGTAATATAGCAATGTCACAAGCTATGCAGAGTGCTGATAAAAACATCGTATCAAGACAAGACTTGATACCTTGACAGTCTAGTGCTACTGCTGCATCTATTATTTAATCTTTAATGTAACTAACAATGCTTAAGAAAGAAGTAAAGAGAAGACAGTGGGGGATACCAGCTGTACAAACAGCACAAAGAGCAGAAGTAGATTACCTTATGCCTACAGAAACTCCAACTGAAACACCTACAGAAACGCCTACAGAAACACCAACTGAAACGCCTACAGAAACTCCAACTGAAACAGAAACTCCAACTGAATAAGCTTTTATATTACTAATATATAGAGAATGAAGGAATTAATTATTAAACTCGAGAGCCTTAAAGACAGCAAAGAATGGGAAAAAGCTGTTGCTAAGCTAAGAGAAAGTAAGGAGGAACAAAACAAAATCTTATTAGAGTGAATGAAATGAGATGAATGAGATGTAATTGGAACTGCTTACTATTCAGAAGCCGATATGATTAGACACGAGATTAAATTCATTAGTGAGTTAATCTGAGGTCTAAAAGTAAAGGACAAAGAAACTAGAGAAGCTTTGGTTGCAGACTTAGAGAAATCTATGAACTGGAGAATAAATAGGCTTCTTGGTAAAACACACGAGTATAAGTTAGATAATATAGTTTATGAAGACGCATACACAACTGAAGACTTATACAGAGCTGAAAACCGATGGATAGAATGCTTTGAGAACTTACCTTCTAAGCTTGCTGAGGAACTTAAAGTTAAGGAACAGCAAGAAGAAGCTACAAGGGAGGCAGAAGTTCAAGAACAAATTGATGCTCTAAGTAGCTTAGAGCTTAACGGTCTTTAATAGATATACAAGTCGAGGGTATTATATGGGGTGTATAGCAAGCCTAGTTATGCACCTACATATAATTGTAACTCCTTCGCCCTAGTATAAGGCACATTTTATACTTTAATTGTTACGATTATGCCAACACAAGACGAACTCATCCAAGCTGAATTGGATGGGACTATTGAGCAGTTAGAGGCTCAAGCTGACGAGCAAGAAGCCGAAGAAGTAACACAAGCTCAAGAAACAGCTGAACAACCAGCTGAGGAAGTTAAGGAAGAAGTTGTAGAACAGCCTAAGGAACAACCTAAAGCTGATACCACTACAGAAAAACAATCTTCCGTTATGAAACTCCTAAAACAAAGGAATGAAGCAAGAGCAGAAGTTGAAAGACTACAAGCTCAAGCTAAAGACACAGCTGACCTAGAAGCTAGAATTAAAGAACTAGAAGAAGGTATAGCTGCACAAGAACTTCAGAAGGAAGCCGAAAAAGAAAAAGCTGACTTCTATGAGAAATACCCTAGTGCCAAATGACACGAAGAAGGTATTGAAAAGATAAGAGCCGAAAAGGACTTATCGTATAGTGAGGCATTTCAATTATATGCTGCACAAAACGACCCTACACTGTTATTGGACGAACAGTATAGACACAAGTCACAATCTGGTGCTACTCTTACTGGAGTTGCTAAGCCACAAGAGGTTATCAAGACCCCTAAGAGCCAAGAAGACTTTAATTCTATGAGTGATGATGACTTCTTAGCTTGGAGTGATGGAATGGCAAAGACTGAAAGAGCTGCGGCTGGATACATTAAATAGTCCAAACCGTTTTAACCCTATTTATATCAAACAATGGCAAACAATTTAGATGCTTTTAGTCCAGAGTACCGAAGTGCTAGGACACAAAGACTTCTTAAAAAGAAGTTAATCGCTAGAGAGATAGCTTCAATGGAAGAACAAGCTGTCTTAAGAGATGGAGATATGGTACATAGACCATATTATTCAGATGTAGTAGTTAATAACTACGTTAAAGGAACTGATGTTACAGTTCAAGATGTATCTGCAACTGACGAATACTTAGTTGTAAATAAATCAAAAGAAGCTACTGTATATATCGATGAAATCGATGTTAAACAGAATAAATACGATGCTGCTAACAAATACATCGACCGTATGACTTATGCTTTGAAGAAAGATATCGATGGTGCTTTCTTACAAGAAGTATTAAATGCAGAATACACTATGGATGATGGAGATATGTGAGGAACTGCTGGAAACCCAGTAACTGTATCTGTTGCTAATGCGTTCAAATTATTCACTCTTACAGAGGCTAAAATGAATGCAAACGACATCGAAGATACTAAACCTTGGTTCTTCGTTATTACTCCAGATGTTAAAGCTAACATCCAACAAACTAACTTAGTTAACGGTTTCCAACAAGCTGATGCTGCTTTAAGAGGAACACTTAAAGGAATGGGATACTTAGGAACTTGGGGTAACTTCAATATCTTTGTTTCTAACAATGTAGCTCACTCTAACTTAGTTACAGTTTCTTCTTTGGCTGCTGCTGATACATTAACTATCAACGGTGCTAAAATTACTTTCGCTGCTGCACCTGCTGCTGCTGGACAATGTAAACCATCTGCTGCTGCTTTAATCGGAATGATTAACGGAGTAATGGGAACTGCTGGAGATTACGTTGAGTTCTCAGCTGCTGACAGAGCAAAATTACTTTGAGTAAATGCTAAAGCAGTTGCTAATGGAAGTGACGTAGAAATCATCACAGCTGGACACGTTGCTTACTCTCAATCTGGAGTTACTCTAGGAGGAGAAGTTGCACACTGTTGGGCTGGACAATACGGATGTTCTGATATGGTTATTCAGAAAGATGTTGCAGTTCAAAAGAACAAAGAGCCTAAAAAGACTGGTTACAACTATCTTTGTTGGACTTTGTACGGAATTAAGACATTCACTGAAGGTGCTAAGAGATGTATTGACGTATTGGTTGCTTAAACCCCTCATTCTCTTAAATAGCTGGCTGCCTCGTGCAGCTGGCGACCCTAAGAGGATGGCTTTATATCTAAAACAACCTTAATGAAACCAAGTGAAATAATATCATTAGCAAGAAGACAGACTTGATGTACTGAGGACATTGTAACCACAGATGAGGCTTACAAGTTCCTTAATTTCATTATAGAAGACTTCTGAGCAGACATAAGGAACTCTGATAGTTGATATTGATACGACGTACTACAAATACCAGTAGTATGAGGACAAGTTCAATATACTTTCACAGAAACTCCTTGAATTATGTCTGAAAAGTTCCCTATGCACAAGATACAAGCTGCGTGGATAAAAAAACCAGACTGAAAATGGAGAGATTTACCAGTTCATTTCGTTGACAAAGTAGATTTAAACCGTTTAACAGAGTTAAAAGAGCCACTTGCTTGTTTCATAACGAGAACAGAGCTTAATTTAATTCCAGCACCAAAGGAAAGCACAATATTGGAGATTTGGTGATTTGATTATAACCCATTACTTCAACCAAACATTTGGACTATTACAGTAAATAGTCACGACTATACAAGAAGTCCAGATAATGATGCTAAATGAACACCATACCCTTATGCTTGGGAAAGCATTGGTAGTATTATCTATACAAATAGCTTAGAGCCTACTACTTGAAATGCTTATGAAGATTTCCAATGAACTACATTAGCTTGAACTATTGATGCTTACGATGTAGAAATTACAGATAAGGAGGAGAATATCTTTATTGACAAAAGATGGCATTATATAATAGTTGAATGACTTAAATATTGGATGTATGGTAATATGTGAGTTAACTTTGAAACTGCTAGAAATAATAGTAGAGCCTTCTATGATAGTGAGAAGAACAAAGCTATCCAGAATATAGTTGATAGATGACAACTTGCCGATACGGCATACTTTCCAGATTTAAACTTTCTTAATTACTAATTATGGCTGACAATACTAAAATCTGACCAATATTTAGATGAGCTAACTGAGGTCTATCAGACGACCCCTTTACTGGTATTAAAAACTCTTTCTATTTCTCAAATGATATGGAGATTAGAGAGGATGCAAAAAGTATTTATCCTAAATGAGTACCAGCTTATGCTGACCCAAACAAAAAATTTGAGATACCAGATACCGAGCAAAATATAGTAAATATAACATACTCCAAAGAGGGTGATTGAGATTATTCTGGTTGGATAGTTTGTACAAACACTAAAATCTATTTAGTGAATAATATAAATGGTGTTAAATTATTGTGTACTATGTCAGAAACCATTAGAGATTTGGAAATATTCAACTGATATATATACGTATCCACAAAAGATTATTTATATTATAAGATAGATAATTGACTTAATCGGTGAAATATGGCTAGTTCAACCGATGCAAGTTACGTAAATTATGGAAGATGTGCTACACAATTCACGAGTGCTTGACACCACCCATTATACTGAACTAGCACAGTATTATGTGTGTGAGATTGAGATAAATTAAGAATAGTAAATAGAGAGGTTTGGAATGTGTTACAAGACTGATTTTCGGTGCAAAAAGAATACTATATTATGTTTATAGATGAACTTGGGGCTTACGTAAGGGTAACTGCAAATAACTCTCCATATTGAGCTGAGGTATTGCTTTGGGATAAGGTTAGTAACGCACCAACGGAAGTAATATATCTTGAATGATACCATATTGTACAAAGCTGTATATATAACTGATATCATTATTTATTAAGCAATAAGTGACTATGATTATTAAACTGATATCAGTATTATTTACTTAAAAAAACAGATGCAGAAATAAATAGCTCTACTAGAAATGGTATGGTAGTATTTGATGATAAATTATACTTTGTCGCAAATGACTGAATATATATCTATTGAGCCAAAAACAAGAACTATGCCGACGTTCTTAATTTATGGCATAAAGTAGAAGGTAAATGAACTATGTGAGCAATATGAGTAAACGAAGATTATATAATGATAAGTAGGAATAGAATATATAATAGCTGAGTTTACACAAAAGCTGCTGTATGAATTGGTAGTTGACTTGCGGAAAGTTGAGAAATACAGACAATGTGTTACTATTGAACATCTATGTCTGAGATTAAACAGAGTATGTATTTGAGAGTTGGTTATCACATTCCTAAGGTTACTTACAACTGAACTGATTATACTGGAAATATAAAAATATATTATAGAACTGAGGCTGATGCAACTGACGATAACCCAGAGAATTGGTGATGGCACGAATTAACACAACCTTGATGATTAACTAGGGATAGTGATATGAGAAGCCCATTTGCTACAAGTCTTAAGCTTAATTGCAGATTTCAGCGGATACAATTTAAGTTTGTAATAACTAACTGTAAATGGACTGAATGATGAACTATAAAGACTAAAGATACAAACTTATATAGTGCAGATTTATACTATAACGATATGCTAGACTAATGGCAGAAGAAATCTGATTTAATTATGTATGAGAGGAAAGGAAAGACCCAAGTAATGTTATAGATTATAACATAAATTCTGAGCAAACAAAAGACTTATTTGCAGAGATAAATGCCAACAACCAAACGACTACTGGTATGGCAACTGTTATACCTTGAATAAATGAGCCTAAGTTGATAGCAAAAACAAGCATTATATGATGAGCTTGATGATGATGAGCCGAAATAGTAGAAATATCACAATGGGATAGCATAGATGAATGGCAACCAGTAGTTGAGAGGGCATTGAATTGAGAGTTTGTCTGTGTCAAGTGTAAATATACCCCATACAGCAAAAATATAAATCTTTTCTTTACGCCCTGTTATTATATTCCAGACCAAGCTATCAGATTTGGCGCTACTTATGTATGAACATATTGGGCTAGGATAAGTTGCTGGGTTACTTGAACTACAATTACGAGTATAACTTGAGTATACTGACAACGAAATACTAATGCTTAAAAGTCAATACAAAATAACAACAAAATGCTTGAAAATTCCAATATTACAGTTAAAAACTCCCAAGAATAAAAGGGAAATTTAAACCTTAAATTAATATAGATGGCATACGACTATAATAAGATTAAGACTGCCTATGAAGCTTTAAATGATACACAAAAGCAACAGTTTGCTCAGCAGACTTGATGAAATGTACAACAATTCCTTAAAGACTATCAAGCAGAGCAAGCAAAAGCTTCTACTCCTAAAACTTCTACTACTTCTACAAATGTAGCTAAACCAGAATACCAATGAAGTTGAACTACTGGTACTAAAACCAGTTCTTATACTAATCAATGAGAGTGAGATTATTACTATAACCCACAAACTCAATACTATGAGAAGAAATGAACTTCAGCTGGTACTACTTGAACAACTACTTGAACTACAAAAGTAGAAACTCCTAAAGTAGAAACTACTAAAGCTGCTAGTCCAGATTTAGCTAACTTCTGGAACAATCTAAGCTATGAAGACCAGCAGAAATATTTGCAACAAAGTCCTAATCTTAAACAAAGTCTAGCCGCTAAATGATTAACAATTAAATCACAGCCTACACAAGAAACTCCTAAAACTGAAGGAGAAACTCCTAAACAATGAGAATGGGACTATCAAGATAATAGCCCAGAAAGAATGAAGCAAATAGCAGATAATGTTGATAGTTTTGCTATAACTAACCCAGACTTATTTGCTTCAGAAGATGCTTTCAGAAACTTCTTTATAGACTGAAAAGGAAGAACTCCAGAACAAGAGAAGTTCCTTATGGACTACTACAAGAATAGAAAGATGTATAATCAGTTAGATAACTATACATCTGACGATATAGGAAATATGCTTGCTTGATGAAAAGTTCCAGATAGTTATATAACTTACCTTAAATATTCAGACCCCCAGAGATATGCTGAGGTAATGGATGCTAAAGCTAAAGCAGAAGACAAAATAAAAGATGAAGCAGCATTAGATACTATAAACTCTATGAATGGAGATAGTGGCGATACTTCTACTGGGAAAGTAATTGAATGGCTTAAAGCTAATTGACTATTAGTTGATAAAGATGGAAACCTAGTAGATGACCGTAGAGAACATTACGCATCCGAAGAAGAAAATAAATATCTTAAAGAATTGGCAGACCTTGCTGCTAGAAACGTAGAGATAGATAACATAGTTAAACACTCTTACGATGACTTAGTAGAAAGATACCCTTGAGCCTCTAAGTGAACACTTATGGCTATGGCACAAGATATCAACTCAGACTTACTAAGAGAAAAGGAGAACAACTTAGTTGAGATGACTAGATATCAAGGTTATGTAGATTATATGCAAGATGAGAGGTTTGAGATGAATAAAGCTGGGGCTGACACTATTGCACAGCTTCAGAAGGACTATGGAATGTATTATCAATATTCTCCACAGTGAATGTCTGAATTGGCACAAGCTCAATATGCTGCTACTAACGTAACATTAGACCAAGCAGACAAATGAACATATACACAGAAACAGATGGCTCTTGAAAGCGTATTATCTCCTATATATCAACAATACTGAAGCATAATCGAAAGACCTATGGCACAAGTTATTAATGATGTAATAGCTTATGCACAAAATAAGTGAATTAGTTTAAGTAAGGCTTTGGAAGAAAACTTTATGACACCATTAAAGTCAAAGCCAGCATACAAGCAATTAAGCTCAGCTGAGCCATATACTGTTAAGGTTTGAGATACATTATATCAATATGACTATAACACTTGAGAATTTACGCCAGTTAATACATCTGTTATTTGAACGGCAACTGGTTTGTGAACTATGAGAACGGAAAGAAATAATAACCCAACAGCTATGATTACAGCTTATGCAAAACAGTTATGAGGTATTGAATGAGTAGATTACGTCCAGTGAGATAGTTTTACATCTACTGATGAAAACTGAGTTACGCACACGTATTATACAGCTAAATTGATTGGTGACCCTATAGACAAGACGATAGAATTAATAGATAGATGAGTTGCAAATAATGCAAAGCAAAACGTATTTAGTGCTTGGAGTTATGCCAAAGATTTATGAATGACAAACGAAAAATGGAAAAATATGGACAGAGAAGAAAAGGAGGCCTTAATATTAAAGATGCTGCAACACGAATGATGAGATATTACAAAAATGGCTTATTACAATCAATGAGATACTGCATCAAACCAAAATACTAAATTTGGAAATCTTGCTTGATGGAACAGTGATTGATATTTAGATACATTTATAAAAGATTATGAAGCATATCTCGCAAGTCCTAAAGATTACGATAAATCTGATATAGAAGCTAGATATGCGCCATTATGAATTAGTTGGTACGACTTTACTGCACAAGCCACAAATTATGCAAGGACTTGAATGAAAGATAAGTATGTTAATTCGGTTTCTAATTCCCTAGAGGCTGCGATAGAATTATACGAATACATAAATTGAAATAAGTCTAAATTTGAAGGTGGAGATTTACGAAATCGGTCTAGTATTGTGAATGATATGTTTCGCTGATGAAATGTGCAGGCGTGATTACTCAGTAAGCTATATAGTTACATACCAACCACAAAGCAATATGATGCAAAATCATACTTCGACGCTCTTAATAACAGAGAAACTTTACAAAAGCTAATAGAAACAAAGGCGCAATGAGCTACATACTGAGCTATGTCAGAGTGAGAATGGAAATTATTGGCTAGTGCTGCGAACTTATTAGACCGAAATCAGAGTTGAGATGTGTTCCAAAAAAATCTTGAGAATTTAATATATGCACTATCAACAGCAGTAGAAGAATGATGATGAAAACTTCCTACAAACTTTTATAAATCATCTGCATCTAATATGATTATGCAGTGAGAAAACGCTTGAAGATGGAACGCATACAAAGAAGATAATTCACCATTCTATGCCGACATAGATTACAGTTCGTACTCTACAAGTTGACCTAGCGAGATTTAATTCATTATTTAATTATTATGGCACAATCACTAAAAGATATATTAAGTCAGAAACAAACTGCGTCAATACAACCAAGAGCAGTTAGTGTATCTGATATTATCAAACAAGAGGAGGTTGATACGGCTAATAACAACGCCACTAAATTAAATCAATATTTCTCTGATAGGTCAAACATTAGAAAGTCCATATCAAGCTGAGCCTTAAAGACTTGAAGACCAGCCGAGGACGCATTCAATGTTAGAACTAGCAAGCTTATAGATTTATACTTAGATAATGCCTCTAAAAAGGTGAATGATAAATGACAGCCTAAATTCACCCCAGAACAGATTATAAACGCAAGTAAAGACTTGCCTTGAACTTTGGAGAAGATGAAGACATATTATAGATTTAATAGTCCAGACAAAGCTTGGGCTATAGACGACTATATCCAAAAGTGATGAGTTGCCACTAATGTGTTCGAATACCTAGAAGACATAAGCTGAAATATAACAAACCCATACTGAGTTAAGCAAGATAAGAAGGAAAACCTTTTCGAATGATGAGAGCCAGAGGCTGCCAAATGAGTTGCCGCCTTCGGTAGTTTTTTACCAGCTATGTGAGTTAGATGAGCTGGTGCGTTATGAGAAAGCAAATTAGGTAAATGGATGGATGAGAAAATGTACGACACTTATCATAAAGTATGGGACACAGCATCTGATGAAGAATATAGGAAATATAAGGCTTGAACTTTAGGAGAAGACGCTAAATTAGATGCTACAAATATGTGATGAGTTAACAAAAGACAATTATATGAATGATATGATAAAGCATTGTCAAATTGATTTGTTGGGAGTATAGACGAATATAAGAACTTTGAAAAGAACGTACACAAAACAACAACTCAAGCAATAAATAACAAGCTAAAGGAATGAATATTAACAAAAGATGATATAGAGAGTTCTAAAGGCGCATTGATATGAGATACTCTTGCAGAGCTTATTACATACATATCTATGCCAATAACAAAAGAGGTAGTAATAGATACTATGCAACCAGTTCTAAATACTATAGCATCTGCTTGAATTGATAGTATAGTTAACACTTTAGAATATGCTGCATTAGAATGATTACAGTGAGATTGATTGAAATGAGAAGACATATCTGATGTATGAATTATAAATCTATTAGTTAGTTGAATTACTAGAAGCCCAGCTCTAGCTAAATATATAAAAGAGATTAACGCTCAAAGTTGAAAATCTAACAACAAGGTAGTTAGAAAGTTTCTATCTACGCTTCCAGAAAGAGTAGAAAACGCATTAAAGAATATGGATGCAGACACACTAGAGGGGTTATGGAAATTCGCAAAAGAAGAAGCCAAAAACCCAGAAGCTAGATGACTTTGAGCTAAATGGCTATGAGAAAAATGAGTTAAGGCTATAGAGAATATAGAGAAGGACGTAACTAATTTATGAAAGCAATACGAGGAAAAGATATCTTGACTAACTGAGAAAGTACCAGAAAGATGATTTTTCAAGGAGATAAATGATAAATTCACAGAACTAGAAAATCAATGAGCTGTATCTTGGGGAGAATGAAAAGCCCCTATGCTAGATTTAGTTAAGGAGTGAGATAAATATAAGGTTAAGATTGCAAACAAGAAAAACCTTAACAAAATCAAGAACGAGGATGGTAAATGATTATGAGATGCTATACAAGAAAATGTAGATAGTATATTAGAGTGATACTGAATTTGACTTAATAAGTGAAGCCAATATCTAATTAAGCAATGAGTTAGAAATGCTACTAAATGAACTCAATGGAATGTTTACGAAAAACAAACTCAGAAGCTTATAGAGTGATTAGACAACTGGGAATTAGATATGCCTAAAGATGTTAAAGACTTGTGAAACGAAATATACAAAAAGAAGAACCTACTTAATATAGCCAAAACACGTCTTTGAGTTAAAGAGTGAAGATATGAAGCTTGAGATGTATGAGCTTGGAAAAGGGCTTTAGACATACAAGATGTTTGACAAAAGATGAGCAAAGATGATGCTATTGCAGTAATAGATATATTAAAAAATGAAAATTATCTACCTAAAAATATAGATAGTGAGATAGTTGCTCAGTGATATCTATTATGAATGGAAAACAAAAATGCTTGATATTCTTTCTTAGCTTGATTTTATCCATCAAAGGCGTGAGAAATAGAGCAAATTCTTGAATTATTAAGACAAAAGGCTACTGCTAGAGATGTTGAAAACTACATCAGACTATTAAGGCAACAAGAGGCTTGAAGTCAATCAGTATGAGCAGTTGCAGAGATGCCACAGCTATCTAATGCTTGGAAGAATATGCAAAGGACAGTTTGATTTGGCGCTTGAGAGATAGACTTACCAAAGAGAGAAAGTGCATCTAGTCAAACACCAGAAATGTGAGCAGACTATGAAGCTTGGTTTAGAGAAAGATATGGTGCAAATATGTAATTTACTTTAACTAATTATAATTATGGAACAAATAGCAGTTAACTTTACTGATGGATGAGTACCTAAGACTTGATTAAGTCCATTAGCTACGATTATAGACCTAAACGGTAATGTAATGGTAGAGAATGGGGTATGTAAAGAATTAGGATACTGATGGTATATCTATAGCTTTGATAGATATTCTCCAGAAAAGGTGTATCTATACTTATTTGATGGATGAGATGGTCTATCAAATGATTACGATAGATACAAGTTTGGTGGTAATGAACTTGATGCCTACTCTAATAAATATTCTTGGGGTAGAACTGCAGCGCCTTACTTTACTTCAGTTAATGGTAGATTTGATAGAGTAGATAAATCTATTAAAGACGCTATTAAGAGCAGAAAAGAATATGATGACAAAGAAGTAAGAAAAGGTTTAGCAGAGATTAAGAAAGAGATAAAAGGAAAAGGTTGATACGATGTTTATAAGAGGCTTGATAGTCTTGGAAAAGTATTAGAGGAAGTTAAGAAGTCAGTAGTGGATACAAGTGCCACTAATGATTGAAACAGCTCTAAGAATTTTAATGGCATCAATGGAAAGCTTGATTTAATGGCAGAATATGTTGTTAAAATCAAATCAGACATCGATAATCAACTTTCTACTCTTGATGAAGATGTTGCTAATAGAATAGCAGAAAGCAATGAGAATATAAACCAATGAATGTCTAATAGAGTAACTATTGAGCAATTACTACAACAAGTAGAGAGATTAGAGGACAAACTTAATGAGGTTGTAGATAGTGTAGTTTCTAAGAGATTACCAAGAGAGTTAACTGACAAATACGATGTTAGTGTAAACAGAAAGCCAAGAATGACTGATGAAGAAGCTCTTGCTGCTTTATGATTAAATATGTGAACTAATGAAGGACTTAATGAAGGAATGGAAATGTGAATGAGTGAATGATTAGGAGAGGCAAGAGAAGGGGGAATTAATGCACCAGTAGATATGCAATGAATAGCAGAGCCAGAAATGCCTTTAAATTACTAATTTAACTAAACAATGGTACAAATCATAACTAACAATAGCTGAGGAGGTGGATGAGGAGGTTGAGCTTCTTATACAGCTTGAAACTGAATAGAGATACAGAATAATGAGATTAGCGTAGATGAAAGTGTTGTACAAACAACTGACAACTTAGCCACAAACTTAGATAGCCCAGATGATACACATTATCCTTCTACTAAAGCAGTAAAAGATGCTATAAGCTCTGCTTGAGGTTGAGATGTTTCTTGACCTAGTTCATCTACTGATGGAGATGTAGCACTATTTGATGGTGCTACTTGAAAGCTAATAAAAGATAGTTGAGTAAATTTGAGTAGCAAACTAGATGCTACTGCTTTAAGCAATGACGCATATTCAAGCAGCTGGAACGGAGATAGTACACACACTCCTACTAAAGATGCACTATATGACAAGATAGACGCAATGGATACAGAAATCTGAAATAAAGCAGCAGATACATCTGTGGTAAAACTAACTTGAAATCAGACTATTAACTGAACTAAAACTTTCTGAACAAGTCCAGTAGTCCCATCAAAAACTTCCGATGCCACTAATACTTGAACAGCGATAGCAACTGAGGCTCAAGTATATAATGTTGCTGAAGATGTAGCTACAATTAACTGAAAGATACCAAGTGCTGCTACAAGTTCTAACCAATTAGCAGATAAAAACTATGTAAATGATAGTATCAATAGTGTGACTGCTTATTATATAACAAAGAATGCACAGGGTGACCAATTTGCTACTTATGCAGAATTGGCTGCTGCTACTACTTTCTATTCGTGATGAGTAGTAAGAACTCCAACAAGAAACGACTACACCATCGTATTAGATGATGAAACACATAATGATGAAGTAACCAGATATATTTATAATAGTGGTTGGGAGTATCAATATACTATCAATGAAAGTCCATTAACACAAGCTCAATTAGATGCTCTAAACTCTTGAATTACAAGCTGAAAGGTTACAAGCTATGATAGTGTTGTATCTACTATTTCTTGATATGGTAATATAGTAACTCATAATACATCAGAATTTGCTACTGCTGCACAATGAGCTAAAGCAGATACAGCTCTACAGAGTGGGGATAATATTTCAGAATTAAATAATAATGCTTGATATATAACTGATGCTTATCACGATAGCACTAAACAAGATACCTTAGTGAGTGGTACAAACATTAAGACAATTAACAGCAACTCTATCTTATGAAGTGGTAATTTAGATATAGATGCTTTACCAAGTCAAACAGGACAGAGCTGAAAATACTTAACTACAGACTGAACAACTGCTAGTTGGGGAAATCCAAATTGGATAGGAACGGAGGATGAATATGGGGCTCTATGAAGTGATAAAT